TGAATGCAATGTGCCCGCCGTCAACCGCCGTAACAGCTCTAAACATATCCTGCACCATAGTATCTCCTGTTCCTTTAATCATTTTAATCTCTTTCATGTTATCTTCTCCTTTGATGTACACATACTATACAAATAATAAGTAGATACGTCAAGTACTTCTGCCTATAATTTTAATTAATTTACAATACAAAAAATCTATTTAAACATATCAGAAGCTACAAGCCCATATTTGTCTAAATACTTTTCAACTATATGGTAGTTCTTTTTATGAGTCCTTTTCTTTTTTGAATGGAATCGTAAAGTAAAAATTCGTCCAAGCTCTTTATTTGTTAATATCCTCATAAATATCATTTCAATCTATAATAATATCATCACAAATCATTCTGATACTGTAGTTTCTACCTAGAAATCCTTCATCTAATGTGCCGACAAAAGTTAATTCATCACCACATAGTGCATGGTCTTCATATTCTTCTACTGTGGCTCCCGCATTCCATTTAATAAATTTAAACCAGTGGCTTGGCTCAATTACTAAATGCTTACCTTTTGACATTGTAGTTGCTTCATATTCATTGCAAGTAATTGCAGCATGAATTGGCTTGAAATTCTGCCCAGATACAAAATCAAGTTCTTTAATCTTTTGAACTAAATCTTTGTTTACATCTGCAACATCTAATTCAATATCAACATCAATGTCTGATTTTAGTTCAAGTCCGCCTAATTTATCTTCAATAATTTCTCTAAACTTATCAAAATTCTGATATGGTATATTTACAACGCCAAAAGATCCTGGATGCCCCGCAAACTCTCCTAATCCTGTATCTGCACAAATCTCTCTGAAGTCACCAAACGCACGACAACTTCCAGAATATCCTCCATAGTTTTCTTTGAGAACCATAATTTGTCTTTGATATATTGACTGCAAGCGAGTTGCAATTAAACCAGATAGCCCAGATCCTTTATCTACTATTACAACAATCATTTTCTTATCTAACTGGGATTCAGCCTGCTCAATTAAGTCCGGCAGAATAGAATCAATAATTTTATTCTGATTTTCTTTGCACTTTTTTAAAGTCTTTAAATAATTTGCAACTTCTTTATTGTCGTCAGAAAGAAATAGATTTGCTGCATCTTCATTCTTATTTAATCTGTTAGCAGCATTTATTAAAGGTGCTATGCTGTAAAGTACAGAAGTACTATTAAACGTATAACCGCCAAGAATTTTTAAGATGCCAGGATTGACTGGATTCTCTAGTCCAGTTTTAACAATAAATCTATTCTCCATTGATGTTTCAGATACATCACATACATCAGCAAGAATTCCACAACAAGCCAAATCAAAGAATTGATCTGCAATCACAGTTCCGAGTTGACTGTCGAGATATAAGCAAAACTTAAATGTAACACCAGCACCAGATAATTCAGGATTATCATATTGTCTATTTGAGCTAACAAGCCAAACATAATCATCATATGAAATATCTGGATTTACATCATGATGGTCTAATATCACAATATCAATCCCCATATCTTTAATTCTTTTATAGTTATCAATGTTTGAATCGAGAGAGTCAACAATAATAAGAATATCTGGTTTATATTCATTAATCTTTTCAAACATTTTATCTGATGTTCCATGAGCTTTGCCGTCATTAATTCCCCAATCACAATGACAACCCATCTCTCTGAGATATCTAACCATAATAGCATTACTACTACATCCATCAACGTCAACATCCCCCCAGACCATAAATTTTGATCCTTTTGAAATGCCGTCAATCACAACATCACCAGCTTCTTTGATTCTATAAAAGCTATCAAGAGGCAACATGTTATCCACAGATGGATTCAAAAATTCCTCTGGATTCTTTACTCCACGACTGTCTAAGATTGTTTCAATGATTTCTTCATTTAACATACCTCTACAATCATTATGTATATTCAAATTATATTGCATTAATACTCCTTTCTGGGATGTTTGCTTTCCCACAAGTCTCTACACTGCTTTATCAATAAGTTTCCAATGCGACAGTTCGGCAACTCTGTATTCAAAACAGATTCAATAAATTCAATATCATCTCTGTCTAATTCCCGCCAAGCCTCAATCATATCATGATTTTCATTCATAGCACTGTAGTTAGCAACTGCATCTCTGCTAAAACTGTATGTATAATGAATTTCTTTTCCTGCCTGTCCCCGATGAAAAATTGTAAATTCAGTATAATCTTCGACAGGGAATGGGTTATATGTCCAAATTTTAATTTCATCAGATATAATAATTTCACCTTCTAGAATGAATTCCGTATCATTTTCTATATAAGCATGAACACTTCCATATGTAAAATCATAATATCTATCAGTGGCTGCACTTCCATCAGCACACAAATGATGTTTACCACCGCTATAATTAGGATTAAATATCCACTCCATATATGGCTCATTGCCTTCAATCATTTCTGCTGTTGGCTGTTTAGCCCAATCTGGATACCATGATGCCTTTATATCTTTGCTAATATAATTCTTCTTCACTCTCGGCACATAATTGTTTGTCATCTTGTTCTCCTTTATACTGTTTTAATTCATTTGCTAATACAGCCTCAAAAAACTGCTCACCTTTATCCGTGGGGGATATCTTTCCGCCATAATCCTTACCAAAGTTGTCCCAGTAATACAACTCAGTTTCACGCATCCTATTATAGCTTTGTATAGCTTTAAGATTACGTTCAACACTTTCCCATGGATACTGCGCATCATGCAACAAGACAATACGTTTAGGATTAAGAGATAATAGCAACTGAACTTGTTTCTTGCTGATAGTTCCCGACCCTAAAGACACGGCACTTTTGTATCCATAACTATAGCATTGCATAGTGCTCTTTTCCGCTTCAAATACATAAATAACATCAGCTGATTCGAGCTCGTTATAGTTGTCACTAAATCCATATAATAGCTGGCTCATCTGGCACGGCACATCATACCAATATTTCATTTCACAGTTATCTTCATTGCGACGACATTTAACGCCAACAAGATTACCGACTTCATTTCTGATTGGAATCGTTATAGATTGACTCTCAATATCAAATCCTATTTCAAATTTTCGTTGAGTTTCTAAAGAAATGTTGTCTTTTAAGAAACGTTGATTACAGCACATTATGTATTTATCAAGAATAGACTCATCATACACTTTTAGTTCTGGCTTTGTCCTGTTCTTAATTCGCCCGTAGAACCCTCCAAAAGCCTCCACACGAGGCGTTTCATTATAAACGTAACCATCTATGCCAAGAATATTTTTAGTCTCAGAAATGACTTCTTTGAAGCTTACAGAGCGATTTGAAATAATATAATTGAACACATCCTTTACTTCATTTGTTGCCCAATCTTTTACAAGCAGAGCTTCATTTGAGTCAAGATAAATTGTTATAGACTTTGGAGAAGATTCCTGACTTCTTGCAAAAGAGATATAAGAAGAATGAATCCTAATTTTATAGAAGTCAAACTTTTCTAATAATTGTTTTATTTTTTCTGGATCTTCTAATAATCTCTTCTTTAACACTTCAATCATGAATCTTCTTTCCTCTTTGTAATTTTAATTAGTCTATGTGAATAGTATACAGCACAATGTAAAACTTTGCAATGAAAAAGAGCGGTCATTCGCTCTTTCTTTCTATATTTTTATTTATGTAAATGATAATTCCGTCCATCACGGCTATTCAAATACCTTACCATTTTATTATTGTAATCATATATTTCCGGAATATGGCGCTTATACCATTCTGGATCTATTCCAAATCCAAACAGCACTTCATATTTATCTCCATCAATAACAGATTCAAACAAAAATACGCTGTTAGGTTTTAATGGTTTGATTGTAAACTTCTGCCCAAACACTTCATATTCAGTTTTTGCATACTTCTCACCATAAGGAGAGAAGTCCATGTAAGACTCATAAGGTGCCCAATCTATTTTCTTTTCTTTATAATTGCATATAGTTACACTATATTTATAAAAACTAAATATAATATTTTTATTTCCTATATTTACAAGGAAATAATGAGGATTATATATAGAAACCGGTTCAAAATCATTTATACCATATTCAAATGGTTCCGGTTCGAAATTTAAAGTATTAATGGGACTTTCAAACAAATCTTCTCGTTTCCCTAGTTGCTTTCTGTTTTTCCATGCTAAAGCACCATAATCCATTATAGCCATATTTTTTTAACTTCTTTCCATCCCTTGCCCATGAAATCCATTTACGGTAAATTTTAAAAATGCATAAGCTTCTTCAATAGACGTGAAAGTACTTTTAACATTTGCACCTGCTGTAAATACTTCATACAAATCTAGTTCTTTAGTTGTATCATATCCGTGCCGCTGCATATAGTCGGTCATCATATCTAAGCAATGAACAATCCAGTTACGTGCGCCATCGTCTGAGTCCCAAGACAATAACGTCTCAAATTCAAAATAGTAGAGACCGTTCTCATAGATCAAGTCAAAGTCATCCCATGGCGGAGTAAATCCTTCTTTCAGTTCATAATCTTCAAAATAACCTTTGGTATTCAACGTTGTACTCTCAGGAGCTTCCATCACTGGAATACCTATCAAAATTTTATACATATTCTTCTCCTTTGTTCGATTATAATTTTAAATGATTAGACTAGCATAGCATGCTTTGTTTTAACCATACACACTTCTCTAAATGTAGACAAATGTCCGTCAAACTTTAATAAGTGACTAACACCGTTGCTTCCTGTATCTAGGCCATCTCTATTTTTTTCCACTGTTACTACAATATATACACCAGATGGATCTGGAGTGAACTCTGTTTCTTCCCATTTAGGTTGTTCTTTAGTCCCGATGTTTTCTCTCTTAAATGGATGACAATAATATTTACTTGATTTATTCAATTCTTCTTCGTTATACAATGTTCTACACATTAAAAGCTGTGATAAAATTTCTTTTGTCTGCTTAGAGCCAGCAAGCACATTAGCAGAAAGAGTAAGTGTTCCTTTAAAACGCTCCCCACACTGACATGAACACATCCCAATTAAGTTATACTTCATTGCAAGCTGATGAAGCTCCCTAGAATCTTTTACTAAAGATAAATCCTGTCTTTCACCTCTAAACGCATCGTCTGTTAGCTTGAAAGTATCCAGTAAATATGCCGAAAATCCATATCTTAAATGCGCATCTCTAATCTTTTTCTTAATAAGAGACATATCATTAGAATTGATTGACACGAACTTTAAGCATCCTTTATAATTATCGTTAAAATATTTCTTTGCAAGTTTAATCTGTCTTTTGTCTTCTGCGTTTAAATCGCCAATACTCAATTTCGATTTAGTACATTTATAATATTTACAGTAGCGAGCAAGCAAAAATGCCATAAACTTGATTTTAAATTTCTGAATCTTTTCTTCATTGGAAATTAGAATAACCTTTTCTCCTCTGTACAGCAATCCCATAATAATGGTTACGAAAATCGTACTCTTACCAACGCCACTAAATCCAGCCAGCATCATTAGATTTCCTGGATGTAGTCCCATTGTCTGGTTGCTTAAATATTTTAGTCCTCTAATTTGTTCTCCATTTACATCAATTCCACAAACATCATAAGGAGTTCCCATTTCTGAATTTTCTTCAAGTTTATCTTCCCATCCGTCTTCAAAATAAATATCTTCTTCTTCGATTACTTCAGAGCTTTCACCTAATTCATATCCTGCAAGCCTCATATCATAAAAGTCAATAATCTGATCTGGTTTCATTTTTTGGAACAGATTAAATGGAATGACTTGTTTGTCTCCAATTTCAATCTTATTAAATAATTCAAACCCATCAGCGTATAACTGACATAAAAGATTTGACCTGTAAAAATTATCTAAATATGTATCAAAGTTGGATGTATTAATTACTTCTGCCATATTAGAAAGTGTTTCATATCCTCCTCTTTCATTAAAAGCATCAATAATATTTTCATTCATACTACTCAAAATAGTAACTTCATCAATAGTATTATATCCCATTCCAACCAATTTACTAATTAATCCAAAATAAAATTTTCCATCTTTTGTATAAAACTTCTTTGAATTAATCTTTGTGTCTTGAAGCAATGTTGTATCTTTTATAAAACAGGCAATTAAATTGCCTTCAACAGTAAGACGACCTTCAAGCAATCTTTCATCATATTTTTCACACACTCCGCTCAAAAAATCTTTCTTATTAATACTCATTTGTCTTCTCCTTTGCTTTTTTTAAAAAATACCTTACCCAGCATTCAACTGACTGGCTTTCGCATAGGTTTTCACAATCTAAATTGCAACTATATGTATCTAAAGGACAGCTCCCTGAAAATTTATCAATTGTCTCGCACGCCAACTTTAATGCTTTTTTGTAATCTTGCGCAAAGTTCATTTTTTATTCTCCTGAAAGTTGCACGGCTGTGGATTATATTTTTTATGCCACATACAGTATTGAATATCTACATGCTTTCCATCAATCCATTTTTCAACAAGCATACAGTGCAGACAGTTTGCACAATCATTTTTTGTGTTCTGTTGTTCCATCATTCTTCTCCTCTGCGTCTAAATATGTAATAGTTGCACCATCTTTAATTGTAGTAACTAAATAAACATTTGTCTGCAATCCGTTCTGTTTAAACTCACATATCTGAACATCACACTTTTCTGGCTCCATTTATGCCTCCTTACTTGTTATCCATCTTTTCAAAGATATAGTCAACACTATCTTTGATAGTGGACTCAACCTTATCTATATTTTCGGAAGTAACAACACTAGACACAATCATTTTATAACATGTCTCTTCGCTTGGAATAACGCACAATACTAGAATAGAAATTAACAATGGAATTGCTATCTTTTTTACTAGTTTTTTCTTTTCAATAATTTCATCTTTATTAAGATTACCGCAAGTGAGTTCAAGTGCAATGAAAAAAACTACTAAACCAAACAATGAAAATAAAATAATAAACACTATATCACATATGGCTTTAATATTTGACAATAATCCTATTAAATAAAACCAAATCGGATTAATTAAATAAGTCATTCTGCTACCTCACAATATTTTAAAATATCTTTAATAGTAGCATCATCTGGGATATCTTCGAAATATCCACGCTTTTTCATGTATCCATAAGTATTAAACGAGCCAAATGTTTTGTCTTTGCTGTCATTAGTGTCTAATAAATCATACTCAAATTTTGATAATTTATACTTAGGCTTTTTATATTCTTCACAATACCAATGTAACATGTCTTGAATTACACCTAAACTAGGATCGCTATATTCAAAATAATATGTCTGCAATGCCGAGGTGAGAGCAGAATCGGTTAACATTTTATCACGAAGTTTATCATAATCATTTATAATATCATTTACAAAATGTTCTAAATTCGTTTCTTTTGTCTCTGTTATTGGCATATCTCCAATATATTCATAAATATCTCTATAGGCATAATTCTCACCCAAAGCATAATCATCTGATTGATCTTGATAATTAATTTGTCTATCTATATAGTCTAAAATCTTTTCTTTTTCTTCTTTAGTCATATTTTCTCACCTGTAATTCTACGTAATCACATTTTTTTCTTGCTTTTATATAAAGCCAAATTGCTTTAAGAAAAGAGTTGGTGCATTCATACATTTCCCAAAACTTATCTTCGTAATTTTTGCCTGCTACTGTATATTTACCGCCCATTATTCAACCTCACTCCAATCTAATCTTTGACCGCATAATTCACAATATTTACTTTTCCAATCTCTTGGATCCCAACAATTATCACAAACAGGGCATTTATAATGTCCATAAAGTTTTTTTATCGGTTTCTTCGGTGTTTCTTTGTCTACTAGTTCTTGTAATACTTCTAGATAACCTCTGCTTGCAATACCATATATTTTATTTTCATCGTATAAATTCCATAAATAATTCATTGCATCTAATACGTCTTCCTGCCTGTCCATCATCTTTCCTCCAAGTAATAATTATCCTTTTTTGACTAATTCAATCCATTTGCCTTCCCAGCCATACTTCTCAGGTACAGAAGTATCAACATTAATATCATTAAAACGACCTTCAGCCATATCTGGCAAGAGACCAAAACAATCTGCTCTCCACAAAATGTACGTCTTTCTAACCACACAGGTAAAATTCAAATGTCTTGCTTAAATCATTTTCACCTATCTACTTTCCCACAATGCTTTTGAGCTTTTCTTCCAGTTCTTGTTTAGTCGTATTAAAGCCCAAGTTCTTCAAGAGTATAATGTCTGTCTTCTTCCATTCCTTTATACATATTAGAATTAAGCGGAAATTTAGGCAAATGAAAGAATTCTCCATTTTTAAGTGTAAACACAATTTCATATTCCCCAAATCTAAGCTTTACAATGCTTTCAATATCATTTCTGAAAGGTTTAATTACTGCACTCAAATATTTCTTTTCCACATCATCCAAAATTGGTTCTTTGTATTCAAAACACAGCCACAGAAGGAAATTTAGTAAATTATCAGATTCATCACCACTAAGTTTAAGACCATGCTTTACAGCAAAATCTTTTGTATCGGCAGGAGCGTCTTTCCAAATTTCGTTCATAATTTTTTCAAAGTTTGTCATTTTTCATTTTCCTTATTTCCCACTGTTTACTCCTCGTCATAATCCAGCTTAAACACTATTAGGCAATCATCGCCGCACTTGTTGTGGGCAAAATCACAGGCACTAGAACGAAGAGTTTTTACTGTATATCCAAGCAAGTCAGACAACTCATAAACTGTTCCGATTCCTAAAAATGTATCACCTTTGTAAGCAGCGTATTCAGTTAATTTCTTTGACATTTGTGCCTCCATCTAATTGCTTTAATTCTCTGAGCAGGTATTCAATGTCATCAATATCTTTGCCCGTCCAGTAAAGATTATCTGCGCATGTTTTTAGTTCTGTTAGTGTAACAGATGTAGCATCACCGCTTTCAACCATTGAAATAATTGCCTTAATCTGATTAATCGTATTGCTGTGTTTTGTCTGTGCAAAATTTAACCTAGCAGAATACTGTGCTATTAATATATTTTTATCTATCATATTTTCTCCCATTTTAGAATTACATTTTCTGGATTGTTCAGGTTGTCTTCTGAAACATCTACCCAAATTTGTTCTGTTGCTCCGCATTTTTTACACTTCTCTATAACCAATCTTAACGGATAACCCATCTCATCCTGCTGAAGAACATTACTCCGTTCTATAATGCGCCAATCATGTTTACAACTCATATTAATCAATTAACCCTTCTAATAACTCATCCATACCTTTACGTTCTTTTTTAGGCTTATACTTTGTCTCGTAAATCTCCACATCTACATCCTTATGAACAACCGGTTCTGTCTTCTTAGGTTGCCAGTCATCCAAATTATTCCGAAGTATAGCTCCAAAATATTTAATCTTTGCATATGTAGAGCTGAATGTCTTTGACATATATTTATCAATGTCTGCCTGATTCTCTGTAATATATGCAAGCATCTTTTCAAATCCGTGAACCGCAGCTATCTCATTCATTTCTTTATACAGCACTGTATTTGTTGTTTTGCCAAGAATCTCAAACGCCTTTTCATAGAATAATTGGCTCGGCTTTTTTGCAACGCTATGTTCGGCGTTACAGTAATAACGATTTACTTTACCGTGGCGAACAATATATGCGTCTTCTTTCTTTAGTCTCTTACCACAGTAAGCACATTTAACTTTTGCCATACAATCACCTCATTCGTACAATAATAATATCATTAGTTTATCTATATTACAAGTTATAATTTTAAACAGTTTAAATAAATAAAAAAAGCCGGGCTGTTACACCCGGCACAATGGATATATTAGAACGGAAGATTCAGTTTGTCGTAAGCAGCCTTCAGTTCTTCTTCTGGGAGGTCGTTGAACTTACCGTACTTCTTTACAGTTGCTCTAATTTCTGCTTTAAGAGTCTTATCTGTAGATGCCTTATAAAGCTCCATTACCTTTTCTAATAAGTTATCTGGATATTCAGATTTTGTTTCTACTTCCGTGGCAGGTTCTTCTTCTAAAATGTCATCAGTATCAAGGGATTCTGGAAGTGGATCAGATTTGATTTCTGATTCTTCTTCGACTGGAGCTGGGACTGGCGTAGATGCTGGTTTGGAAGTGGAAGGATTTGTGGAAGTAGAAGCATTCTTAGAATTTTTAATTGCATCATGTAATGCCTTTAATAATTCATCTGCGTCAAGCGGAATTTCATCAACGATTCCAGCGAATCTTGACTTACTATCTACAGAATAATTATCATCTCTGAATACAATCTTTCTTCTTTCTTCCTTGATCTTATTTACTGTAACTTCCTTATGAGTTACAACATTTTTACGTCCAGTTCCTTCTGTTTCAATTGTTCTATCAATACAAGCAACACCTACAATATGTACTTTAGATTTAAATGCATTGAAATATTTCTGAGCCATATCCGTTGATAATGTTGTATATGTCTGGTTTGTTAATGCATCTAAGATTTCTTTTTGCTTCACGTGTCCCGACATCCATACCTGAACTCCGACATTTTTAAGCTGCCAAATCTTATCAAGAATCATGTTAATTACATAATCCATACCTGCACCAAATCCTCCCCACGTTCCGTTTAAAGTCTTTGCAGGGACAAAATCTTTCTTTCCAATATTTTCAGTGTTGAACCTCTTTATACATTCAGGCTCTGCAATAGCTAATGTCTGATCTAAAGTGTCCAACACGATAACTTTTAAATTAGAATAATCTGTGTTCTTATTTTTTACAATATCTTTAACTACTGCATCAAATTTCTTCCAGTCTTCTACATCTTCATATACTACTCCATCAATTGCGGAAACCCCATCTTCTTTGCCCATATTTAGTAAAAGATAACCATCTTCTCCAAATTCCTTTTCACATGCACGAGCCAAAACCGTCGTTTTACCGATCCCAGGCTGGCCTAATAAAATCAATGAATACTTGCTTAAATCGTCACTAATTACATTTTTCTTTCCAAATGCCATAATCTTTTTTCTCCTTTTATTCTTTATCTAATAATTTTAAATCGTCTTCAGGTTGTATTTTATTCTTTTCTGCTATTTTCATAGAATTATCATATGAAAACTCACCAAAGTATTTTTCTTCTGCTTCTTTCCTTACTTTAATTGCGTCTTCTATATCTTTATAATACCCAAGATTAATTTTCTTTCCATCTATCATAATGGCAGCATTCCATTTATGTATACTCTTTTCATAATATACACCAGTAACACCAGATGTATTATTCTTAGACAATTTATTGTTCCTGTTATTTTCTGCATGGCTAATAACTCTTAAATTACACTTTCTATTGTCTTCGACAACATGCGATATATGATCTACATCAAAACCAGGTTTTGCGTTTGTCACTAATCTATGTAGGAATAAGCTTTTCCTATTAGAATCTTTAGTAGTTAAGGCTCCTCTTTTGTCTTTACTCCAACAAAAGTTTTTTATTTTATCATAATCTTCTTTATCAAAATAAAACGGTTCACCTTTTAACGTATATCCAACTCCATATTCATATTTCTCTAGATCATATTCGTTATATTTTTTGTGTAACTTTGATAACTTTTTCTTATTTTCTTCTGAAACAACTTAATTATGAATGACCTCATTGTTATAACAGCCACAAGAAGTTGTATGTCCGGATCTCAAATTGCCACCACTAACAATAACTATATTTTTTTCTGGACAATCACATACACAATACCACATTGCAATTTTTATCCCATTTGGTTGAATCCTGTCGGGTGCCCTTTTAAGAACTGTTAATCTACCGAATTTTTTCCCTGATAGATCTATTAATTTTCCCATATAATCCCCATTTAAGCAAACAGGTCGTCATCATCTCCAAATAAATCATCCGAATCATCTTCAGCAGAAACGTTATGCAAATCATCAGATGTATATACTGTTTCTTTAGCTCCAGTAGAATAATTTCTTGAGAATTTCTTGAATCTATTTTCAGTTACTCTACTGCCATAGACATTTCCACCCATCTGATGTTTAACATCTTCAAAGTCAACAAGTCCGCATAAAATTAAGTCCTGTGTTTCAAGATCAAGATCCTCCATCTCGATTTCCTTCATTTCAGAGCCGTCAATCAGGTCAACAATCATGCCAAGTTCCTTAACGCCATCATCAACGCTCAGAATCTCAACAATCTTCTTCATCTTCTTCTTGTTGTCTTCAACAGGAATTGCGACCGTGTAAGGAGCAAATACATTCTTTTTCTTATTGCTATCATATACTTGTACATAGCCATTCAGATAATACTTATTCTTTTCTTCTACTACTCCGTCATCCAGTCCGCTCTCATCATAGAATAATGTAACTGTTGCTGTTGCAACTGGCTCTGCATCTTTAGCCGCTAAATAAATTCTTGTTGGAGCATAATGAGAATACCACTGGTTCTTGGCTTCGCTGTATTCCATTACATATTCGCCCTTGATATTAAACATTCTGTCCTTATACTTTTCAGAAGTTAATACCTTATGTAAATATTCTGCGTAATCCCATTCAGAAATGAATTCCTTACGCTTTTTATTACTCTTTTCCAAAACGTCCTTTAACTCATCTGCACTCTTGACGCCGAACTCATCCAATTCATCTTCTGAGAAATCGTGCCCATCTTCAAGCTTTTCAATTGCATTCTGAATTTTCCATCTATGTCCAGGTTCTTCTAAATCCACAATAAACTTTTTCCATTCTACGACTTCAGGCAATCTCTTATGAATTAGTCTTTCCTTAAATGGGATTCTAAATCCTTCTCCCTTAATCTGCTTACCGTTTTCATCAAGTCCGCCTTTGCTGAATACATAGATATCATTATGTTCGTCCTCAAACTTACCGCCTCTTGTTCTCAGCATAAATCTATTGTTTCCACTGATAACATTGAAATTCAGTGTACGGTTAATCCAGCCGCTGTTATACTTTACTTCTTCATAGCCCTTAAACTTTTCCGTGTCTTTAACAGGAACTAACTTTCCTGTCATATCAAAATTAATTGTCATTCTTTATCCTCCGTATATAATTTTACTTAGTTTCTTCAAACCAATCATCTTCTTCATATTTCAAAATATGATCTCCGCCACAGTGATTACACTTTACTAGCTTTGTACTGTAACCACTACCGTGCTCATCCCAAAATGTATCTTCTTCATGATACTTAATTAAATGCCCACATTTGTGACAGGTACAATACTTTACCCTGTCTTTTTTCATTTTTCATATATCCTCCTGTCCTAATATAGTTTTTTCTGTAATTATTCTACCATTATTAGGATGTTAAGTCAAACAGATATTCGAGAATGTTAATCTTTCCTTAACCTTTTTTTAACTTGCTTCCTATATGTTTTACATTTGTCTTCGTTGCAATACTCTTCCTTCCCATTTGCAGGACATCCAAGGCAATTATCTTCATATGAATATGAAAATAAGAAACTAACAAATTGTAATACTGCAAATACAATGGCAATAGGAAACAAAATAATGTCTAATATAATATCACTCATGTGTTTCATATTTTATTTTTCTTCATTAATTACAATACCACCATGGATAATAACTCGTTTGCCACTTTCATCATCAAAGTAAACTTCGTTTTCAGATTCTGATACATCAAATTTCCCAGTCCATGATTTAATCTCATTGCCATTATAATCATAGACAGTAACAGTTCTATGAAGACCGTTCCCAATATCAGACACAATAGACTTCCATTGCCTTGAGCATCCCGAACATCCTGTAAGCATCGGCGTTAATAAAATTGTTACTACAAATAATCCGTGTTTAATCTTCTGATCCATTTTTCTTCTCCATATCTTTAATAATCATTTCTGCAGTATGCACTACTCTTTCGAGCCTTTCATTTAATGTTATACTGTTTTCATTAGCCAGCAGTAATAAATCAATTAATTCATTTTTTGTGAATTTCTTTAGCGTAGCTCTAGAATACATCTTCCTACCTAGGCGGCCAAAGTAACTAGGAGTGTTCATGTTTCTTCATACTCCCTTTTGATCTGCTCATAAATTTCTTTCCCTTTGGTTTCTGCTTCTTCTTTTGTGCGGAAGCAGTTACCAGCTTTCCAAAAAGTTAAATCTACAGAATCATTTCTCCATATATGACGATTTACAGCAAAAGCTGATGTATAAGCAGCATACCAATATACCTCATTGTATTTTGGCTTAAACGGAATCTTTACTACATCAAGTTCACCTGTTAGTAAATTGTTTAGAACAGCGGGCAAATCATTAAAAAAATCACCCACAAACACAAAGTTTTCATTAGTAAATTTGAATTTTTTCGGTGAAATATAACCACTAACATCTTTTACTTTAAATTCTTCACCTACTTCAACGCCCAACATATGGGCAACCTGTTCCATGTAATTCATTTTTTCTCCTTAATCTACCATCGTTGCTATTAAAATTGCTGTCGTCACCATAGTAACAATAGTTAATGACCAGAATGCAATGTCAAATGCCAGCTTCATTTGTTCCCTCTCTTAGTCAGTTCAAGAACTCTCCAGTGAGTGTCTTCTACTTTACCATTCAGCTTCTCATGATCATTTAAAAGATTTACAATAACATCAGCCTCACCGTCAATTCTTGTGCTTAATTCCTCAATGGCTTTGTCCTCTACCTTCATTCTTTTTAAAATTCCATCAACTCTAACTTCTAAATTGCTAAGCCGTGAATTAATGTCTTTAATTTCATTAATAAAATATAATAAGAATAAATCTCCAATAATAACTGCCAGCACTAATACACCCATAATAACTTCTTCTGAAATCATATCTTTTTTCTCCTTTTCTTTTTAACTAATTCAATATCTATTATATTTTTTTGAAAATCAACCTTGTAATCTAGCAAACTGCCCCGGTCTCCTTTAATAACTCCGTCTGAAATATCATTGGTCAACCACCACGAGTCATTGTTCATTCCCCACCAGCTTTTTTTAAACAGTTCATATCCATTATCTGTTTTAAGCATCGCAATAAATGACCATAGTAGTCGTTCGCCATAATTATTACGTGTTAACTTATATTCAGTCATCTGTTCTGTTAACCGCCACAATTGACATTGTAAAAACTGCGCATGTTGCTCCAACTAATGCTCCAAGAATAAAATTAAACATCTGTCTTCTCACTTTCTAGCCATTCCATAATAGCATTTATTTCTGATTTTCTTGTTTTAATAGTATCTAATTTTTCACCAGTCTTCTTACTTTCAATTTCAATAGCATATTCTTGCCAATAAGAAGGATAAATAATAATAAAATGTAAATCTGTTAAGTCATAAATATCTTTGTTCTTCACCTTTCTCACCTCTATAATTTTAAATAGTATACAAGCAGTACTACATTGTACCGCTTGTATGTAAATACATTGACCATTTATCTCCCGTTATATAATAGCCATTTAACACTGAATCATATTCGTAATTTAATACATCATTCATATTGAGCTTAACTACTGTCCAGCCTGTTTCGATTTTAATTTGGCTTGAACTTAATTCAACGTCATAACTATTTAGCAACGTTGAGCACTCAATTCTATCATCCTTAAAATAAAACAAGACATATTCATCACTCTCTAAAATTTTTTGTAGCGAATTTAATAAATCATTTTGCATTCGCCTCATCCTCCCTTTTATCATTTGTGAATCTATTTAGATTTTATACTGAAAACTGTAATTTGTCTATAAAATTTAGTAAAAAATTAAAAGACTACCAATTCTATAGGTAGTCTGCATATTTTAACCAAAAATTACTTTTAACAACTTTTGTGTTAAATCTATATTCAACTTCTTCAATGTGTGCCGAATAAATATATTCTTTAGTAGTCATCCCCAATTCTTGTGACCTTTGTTTTATCATATGAATTTTGCCTGAATCAAAAATATTATTTGCAGATATAAATTTAATAACGCCAACATACTTTAAGCTTCTGGCAATGCTGTTATAAATAACACGCCCACGAATAAAATCTGATGTATCTTCTCTAGTATTTGGATAATCTTTAATAACATATCCCCTGTCCACAAGAGTCATTGTTTTTACTAAGCTTCCACTAACGCTATAATAAATATTTTCTCTGATACTTTCTCTTATGTAATTTAATAATCTATCTGAAATTACAATTTCTCTTCCATTATGTAAAGTTATTTTATTCCCATTAACATCAATTGGCCTAAGATTAACAAAATCACAAAAATCTTTGCCCTTCATTCCCTCAAATAATCCAAGCAATATAACTTGATCTCTTGGATTTGGTAGCTGTTCGCTCCATTTAACAACCTCTTCTCTAGAAACAACTTTTTTATTTAATAATGCTTTGTTCAAGCACCCTTTCATTATATCAAGATCTATTAATAAAAAATGATTTTGATTATCTTTTACTAGATTTTGTTGCAGGCACCAATCTACATATAAAGATAAATGAGAATTAAGGACAGCCAACACTTCAAGAGACGAAACGTTTAAAGATTTATAGAAATCTATAATTTCATTCACTGTGAAGTTATAAACATCTTTACCTAACTCATTCTCTGCCTTTTCTAGTTTATTAAATTGGCACTCAAGATAATTAACTGGCAATACAGCCTGATTACTCTTTTCTTCTATATACCTTGTTTTTAATTCTGAATTAAACATCCGTCATCACGTCCTTAAATAATTTTTCTAAGTCATTAACCATGGCTTTTCTTGGGATTTTTGAAGAAAATCTTTTGTTGTCTAGATCATTTTCTCTTTGCGTCATTTTTTCTATTATACTGCCGAGATTGGAAAGATCTTCATGGTGACTAAATACATATATAATAATAGCAAGTTTTTTATATGAATATTTTTCGCTCATGTATTTTGTGTCGTATTCGGTTAGCACATTGAATTTTTCTATTAAATCTTTAGTAACAGAAAGTACCAACATATTTTCATTTTGAATTTTTTCTTTATTTCTAAAATAGAAATATCTAATTAATTCTGCCAGCTCTCCATAATTAATTATAGCTTTATTTCTATTAATACATCCTTTAATATTGCAACGAGGACTTTCATTTATTCTTTCAACAACAATATTTGCTGGATTATCCATGTTAAATGATTTGCTGTCCAGCTTTTTCATTTGAGTCTTTTGATCCTCCTGATATATAAATCTATTTACTTTATCATCGGAGAAGTTTATGATTCTTAATTCCATAGGATAATTAAATTCATTGTCATTATCATAAGCTTTATAAGCGGCTATAATTCTATGAAATCCGTCACTGGCATCAAAATGTTTTAATTCATTTATAATAAGTTCATCTGTTTTATTATCATAATAAAAATCAGCACCATCTGCTAGATTCAATGTAATAGTATTTGGTATAAATGAATTTCTTTCAAACGAATTTTTAATAGAAGCAACTGCTGTTTGATTCAGTGAAATTTTATATATTTCCTTGTCTCCTCTTATAATCTTTGTAAGAACACGTTGTGCGTTTTCGTTATAGTTAATTAGCTGTGCCTCTCTTAATTTAATCAACATGGCAACATCAATCTTACCAACCCACTGATCCGCTGTAATTTGAATCATCTTAAATTTTAGTGGAAATTTTATTTTCTCTATCTCATATTTTGCTCTTGAATATTCTTTTATTTCCAGCTCTGTATAATAATCAGATAAGTTTAATTTAATATTGACAACATCAATTATAGAATCCAGCAAACAGAATAATATAAATTCATTTGCCTCGCTCATGGACGACCTCATACAAATGTAATCAGATGCCATTCCTCTTGGAATGTTATATTTTTCTTTTGCGTGGTCATATATTTTACCACACATATTTGAGTCTAATGCTAGACTGATACATATTTTTTCTAATTTATTTTCTAATTCTTCTTTACTTCCTTTCAAACAACTCACCTCAAATTATATAATTTAGTAAAGTTTAAGAAATGCCCCAAGACTTTCCATAAAAAGATTTTTTACCTAATGTTTACCAACAGGCTCCTTTAACAATTATAATCGTTAGATATCTTATAGTCAATAAATAAAAAAGAATGAGCAAATTAACGCTCACTCTTTTAGAATAAAATATCATCCATTGCAGTAGCTGCTTTTTTCTTTCTTTCTTCAGAAATCTGTGCGTATCTTCTTGTGTTGGCAATGTTACTATGACCAAGAATATCTGCTGTAAGATAAATATCTCCAGTTTTATTGTACACATTTGTTGCACATGTACTACGAAGCTTGTGTGGTGTAATATGTTTATCAATGTTCTGTGTATACTTTTTAATTAAATTTTCAATTCCAAAAATAGTAATTCTAGTATGCCTATTAGAAATGAACAAAGCAGAAGTATTTTCACATTCATCTCCAAGAATATATTTTCTATTCTCAATCCAATCTAATAAGACAGACTTTAAATCATCACTAAACATGATTGTTCTAGTTTTGTTACCTTTTTCTACAATTGTTATTTCTTTTGTATCAAAATTAATATCTTCAAGATTAATTTCAGATAATGAAGTTGCTCTAAGACCTAAAGACAATCCAAGCATAACAATGGCATAATCTCTTTTTCTCCACTTTTGCTGAATTAATTTTGCACGTTCAGAACCGCATCCGTTAAAAATATTTTTCTTAATGATACTGATTTCTTTTTTTGTTAAACTTGTAATCGTGTGTTCTTCTTTTTCTCTTGGAGCAGTGACTCGTAAACAAGGATTATTTGAAATATATTCATCATCTTCTAAAAATTTAAAGAATGTTTTGATACCATATAACCTACATCTTTTAATGCTTGTTTTGCCATTTAACCCAGCCAAATAATAGTCAATGTCACTTTTCTTGATGTTATTAAAACATGAAACATTTGATGTATCTAAATTTAGTTCATCACGAATAAATTCAATAAAATCCAAAATATAATTGATATAAGTATCTTTAGTTGTGTAACTCTTATCATCTAAAGTATAATAATATTTTTTAATATACGTTGGCTGAGAAGCAATTTTAGCTTCAATTTTTCTTAACTTCTTTTCTTCGTTTTCTTTTCTGCCCTTCATATTATCGCCCCCATTAAATGCTTAATCTTTTTAATCCACCATAAGTAAACTGATGAAATATAATATCTCTTCTGATAATTGCAATCTTATCTTCTCTATTATCTACTGAAATTTTCAATAACTCTTCAGCCTGTTCAATAATATCTTGTAAATCAGAAAGTTTTTCTTCCCATTTATCATAATACGAACCATAATTAAACGGTTCTGAACACTCTATAGTTTCTTTTCTTTCGTTTAAACATTCAATAATATTCTCAATGGTTATTGTATCGTTTGGTTCCAAGCCTTTAACTGCATCTAATAATTTCATATATTACTCCCTTTGTTTATTGCTATTTTACATTCATTCTAATTTTATTTCTTATAATTTTTTCTATATCCATATATTATCATACCATTAATTTCTCCAATTTTATATTCATCTGGATTGTTTTTTAAATACCGTTTTTCTTTCTCCGAAAGATTTTCTTCTTTATTCATTTCTATTATATCATTTCTGTTCTCTGGAAGTTTACTGCGTTCTTCCTTTTCTTTCACATCCTGCTCATACTTAAACAATTGGTAAATTGTCCAAGCTCCAACTGCGACCCAGCCCATACAGAAAAAACATACAAAATACATGAGCCAGCTTAAAAATCTTGATCTTTTAATATCATTCATGATATCACCCTTTCTAATGTCACACGGACATCATACACATCACTCCTTTCTAAAATCAATTTTTTTATTTAATAATATCTACTTCCATCATACATTTCTACAAAATCTCTTGATCTAATTTCTTTTGTCTTTACAACCTTTTTACAGAAAGGGCAATATAAATCTTTAATATGTCCCTTACATCTTCTCTTTGACTTTGGTCTTGGAAGCGGAAACTTATTGCCACATTCCGGACAAACAAAATTAGAAATTTCAAACTTATTACCTGTCATACATATTTCTCCTTAGTTAACCTTTCTTAATTGCATAAATCCTTTTGCATTAATACTCTTCTTGCTTCCATCGGCAAGATAAAACCAGTTGCCTTTAATCTCACCAACAGCCTTACATTTTGTTGCTTTTGGATGTTTTCTTGTGCCACTCCATTCAAGATATTCGCATTCCCATTTTTCAATTTCCAACTCCTGTTTTTTTACTTTCTTTCTTTCGTTAATCATCTTTTGAACTTTTTCATTAGTCAGTTCAGAAAGTTTATCTTCCCTAAATTCATAGAAGTTTGTACGATTACAATATGATGACGTATGATGCCAAGACGAAATATAGATAAATAAATCTTTTAACTGTTTAACTGTCAACTTGTTAATCAAGTCAACAGAAAGATTGTATTTATCAACACATTCATTTACGCATCTCATTATTTCACTCTTAGTCCATTTTGATAATGGCATCTCACCATTTTCATAAGCAGATACAGCACGATTGCTCATGCTGTATCCTGTATATCCACTATTCATATTCGTCATATTATCTTTCTCCCATTAAGACACAAGTTCTTTTATATTCCGGATGACTCTCAAGAATTTCAATAATCTTTCTTTCTGAAAGTCCACTGCAGATTTCAATAATTTCATTTAATTCATTAACAATGACACTAACATATTCCATTTTATTCACTTCCTTTATTATAATTTTAAATAGTTAAATAGCTTTATTCATTCTTTTTTCAAATGCTTCTTTATACTTCTTAAATGTTTCAACTTCATCATATCCCATATCAGATAGGATTTTTAATCTTTCCTCATCACTTATAATTTTAATTACTTTAATATCACTTGTTATCACCCAGTTTCCCTTTCCTACTTCTCTAAAAATATAATAACCATCTTCTGGAACTTTATCTACAAAACATTTCTTTGGAAGCTCAGCAACTTCATCATCATAACAATGATTACTATTATATCCTACTAAGCACCACACTCTCTTACCATGTTTAAATCTTGGCTTATAATATCCAATATCAGAACCATCATAACTCTTTAACCAGGGAGCATCAGGGAGCTCTCCTATATGCCACCCTCCACGAGCTGCGAATCCTTTTGTTGGAATAAATTCTGCATGAATCCATTCTCCAATCGGAATTGGATTATTCTTATCAATAAACAGTGGGAATAATTCACCTTCTGGATTCATTTCAAATAATTTGTAACCATACATAATTAATACACTCCTTTATAATTTTAATTATTTAATTCTTTTTTTTTGAAATAACTTTATTTACACTCTTGATTATTCCATCATCACTCATATCTCTCTTAAGACAATACTTAATGAGTTCAAGCATCTTTTCATTTGGATAATTTACAAACTTATATTCAAATTCTATTGATGCTCTTTCTGTAAATATATATCTTCTTACTGCATACAGAATCCAATTAGCAAACTTATTATCCTCTTTATATTCCATACATGTTTTTTGTAACACAAACAATTTATCATCAATCTGATTTCTATTCGCCGTTTTATTCATTTAATTCTCCTTTAGACATTCTTTTAAAAATCTATGTCCAAGCTCTCTGGCATCCTTGAATCTTTCAAATGGAATCTTTGTCTTAACTAAATACATGGCACAATCTTGCTTTCTGTCCAGTGCTGTTATACTCATGCCACTGTATAAATCTGTGATAAACCATTTGTCGTTTCTTTTATCAATTCCAAAACCGTCATCAGTTACATATCCTTTTACATTCTGTACACAATAATCATCCAACTCTGCGCTTGTAATATCACGAACAATTATATTAAAATTACCCTTCTTCATATCTTTCTTTCTCCTATAAATTAAATAATTCAATCAATGCACTGCACATTGCATTTTCTAATTTATCCTTCCAGTTGTCATCGCTAAAATCAATCTCATAGTGAATATATTTCTCAGAATTAGCATAAATAGTTTTCTCTTCTTTATTATATTCATCAACATAAATAGCACTGTGATTCTCACCATCTTCAACACAATAATTATATTCAACGCCAATATCATCATCAATCCAACAATATGCACATCCCCATTCATCTGTTTCAACTCCGTTATAATCTTCGCCAATGTTAAATTCAAAATTATATTTATTACCATTTTTTAATTCTTCTACTGTCATTTTCTTTCCCTCTTCTTTCTTTTAAATTATCAATAACTTTTTGATGAGATTATTCATCTTTATTGTTAGTATCATAGTAATTTTCTAGAAAATCATTTATTTCAGCAACGCTCTCACATTCTCTAAAGTCGCCACATACATCAACAATCCAATAGATATCCATACCATTATCTTTTTCAACAATAGTACACGGATTATAATTGTCATATACCCATGTGGCTTTATCAGTTAAATCAGAATAATGTAATCTTGTATTGACACTACCAAATTTTTTACTTTTCATTTTTGCTTTTCTCCAACTCTTTGATTTCTTTTTCTAATTCTGCAATTTCTTTGCTTGTCTCTCTATCAATATCATAATTTTCTGATGTCCATCTATCAATCATCTTGTTCATAAAATTCTTTGTTTCAACTTCATCAAGTTTTTTCTTTAATGTTTCCAACTTTTTCTCTTTTGTATTTCCCATTTTCTTTCTCCTCTTACCAAATTTCTAATGGCTTGTTTGCATGTTCAATTAAACTATATGACGCTCCATCGTAATTCTCAATAAACTCAACGATTTCTGATTCAACATTTAATTTAAACATTTCATAACTTGGATATATATTTACAGTTCCACCGCCTACATAATCATAAGGAACTCCATCCTTTGAATGCCCATATCCTGTATCTTCATGACCCACATATAAATCCCAATCAAGATACCCTGCATCTTCGTCTTCTCTCAAAGTAAAATCAATGCAAAGATCTCCTACTCTAACGAATCCAACTGTATCGCATTTGTGGAAATCTGTAAGAAAAAAATTATATTTTTCTTCGCTAAATTCGCTCCAATCAAACTTGAATTGAATCCATTTCCATTTTTTCTTTTTAACATCTTCCATTGTTAAATCATATTCTTCTTCAGTAAGATATGAATAAGACTCTAGGAAATCTTCTTTATTCATTTCAAAGAAGTCTAATATTTTTTCTTTATCATCAATAAAGCTTTCATAATGCTCTTCCTTTTTAATATCAATTGCAATCCTATCATGATAAGGAATAATAAACTGCACATTTGCATTCCATACATCATTTGGAACAAATTCAAAGTTTATTGTATGTGGTTTGATTGAATAGCATTTGCCATTTCTTTCAATCCCATTGCATTCATAGACAATAATTTCAACATAGTTGTCCAACATCTTGCATAATAATTCATTTAGTTTCATCTTTAACACTCTCCTTTATAATTTTAAATAACTTTAATGTACTGCTTGGTATCTTTCTTATCCCAAACAAACCAACTATAACTTGTTGCATCCGTCCCCTTACCTGTAAAGCTTGGACGTTTACTTAAAGTAAACAGCCTGCTCAATGGATTCTCTTGCCAGAATTTATACCTGGACTTGCTTTCTAGAAACGCCGTCCTAAGCAAGAAAATCAGAATACCATCATCACTCAATAGCTCAAGTGATTTATTCACAAACTCTAGTGCTTCACTATACGGCGGATTTCCAATGATTACATCATATTTATCATTGAACTTTGTTTCTAAAAAATCTCCAATCAATACTTTGCCAGCACATTGTTTCAGATTATCAACCTCCTCCTCTCTAATTTCCATCGCTGTAATTTTCTTGTTTGGATAGTGCTCCTTGAACACTTGAACAATGTTACCATTGCCAGCACTTGGTTCAAGTACATTATCACCATATTCAGACAAGTCCAAGTTGTTTAACACATTTTCTACAACATCAACTGGCGTTGCATAGAAGTCGTGCGGTTTTCTCACGGTTCCTCTATTTGTAGCACTCATAATCATCGTCCTCCTCTATCTTAACAATAATTTTAACTACTTTCTTCTTTGGTTTGTTGCTTTTGAAATCAAGTTGTGCAAGAAGTTTATTGTCATTAACACTTATCTTTTCATAATAAGCATTGATAAGTTTTTCAATTTCTGTATATATTGTTTCAATGTGATTCTCAATAAAGTCAAACGCAAGATTATAATTTTTAAGGCGTTTGTATTCATTAATCAAATATTCTCTATAATTCTCATTTGCCCACCATTCTGGAATAGACTTATTAGAAAAATCAAACACATTTACTCTATGTTTTCTTCTATAACTATCAGGCTCTACAACAAGTTTACTTCCACAAACTTGGTCATAACTGAACCAGCAAGAACCTTCATTAGTTTCAACTTTAAGAATTCCAGCTTTTGTTGCATTCAATGCCTTGGTTACAATTAGCATAATTTTATTAGGAAATAATTCCTTAATAGTTCTACTTCTTTCCATAGTATAAGTCTGATATTTTCTTAATTCTTCTACCTTCATTTCAAAAGCTATCTGTATATCTTTCTTATAGGTATCAACCTTATCAATCATTTCTAAAAGTCTGTCTAATGAAGTTCCAATTCTTCTAATTCCGCATTCTTCAAGAATATCATTCAAAGCATCTACAGACATTTCTAAATCAATTCCAATCTCCTCTACAAAATCCTTAACTGTTTCTCCGGCAAAGCTTGCTCCGCCAAATTCTGTTCTATCATCTTTCAACTGCACATTCAATACGTCTTTAACCTTCATATTATTTTTATCCTCCTTTATAATTTTAAACAGTTTAATGTGCATAAACGGCGATTCTGTCGCCATTCTTAGCCTTTAAGCATCTCTTACATCTACTGCAAACCATGCCAGTCTCATGTCCTTTAGTATCAACAGCAGGACAGTGAGGAAGTTTTGCAACGTCCTCTTCTGTTCCATCGTCATAAATAAATTCCGGTAAGTGATATGGGTTGTCATAGTTCTTGTGCCAAATTGACATGTTTACTACAAGATTACTCGGAAACTCATGGTTGTCCATCAAATATTTTTCTACCCATGTAAATCTCTTTGTATAGGTATAAAACTTTACATCCGGATTATTCTTTGCAAGTCTTACCATATGAAGTAAGTAATTGTAAGATGGTAGTTCACCCATAGAATGAAATCTCATAGCTCCTACAATATTTCTATCAATGAATTTCTGAATTTCGTCAAAGAACACATCAATTTCCTGTGTTGCTAAGATTGTATTGTCATTCCACGATTTCATGTTGCTGTTTCTAAACAACTGCGCTCTAATAGCATAGCAATCATGTTTGCATCCATCACAACATCCCTTGCAAGTTCCTGCAATGTTTGTCAACTGTTGCCCATTCTTCAATGTTAACGGTTCGTCTCCTGCTAACAAATTAACTGTGTAAATTCCTTTACCTAGCTTTCTGTTTCCGTCCTGAATGTGAACATGAGTATTCTCACTCAGGTAGCTCTCGAATTTGATCTTTTTCATTTTCTCACTCTCCTTATCTCATTTCCTTCAAGCTATTAATAATGTCATCAACGTTCTCAATTTCATCTCTATACTCTTCAAGATATTCTTTCACAACATTAACGTCTTTCACGTATATTTTATATCTTGTATCAATATCTTCAAAAACATCAAATATAGAACCCATAATCCCCCAGTTCTGAACGGATAAGTTGTCCCTGTCGAGAACATACAGTTCGTCATATTCTCCAGTTAAAACATATTGTTCATACCCTTTTTTGTCTGTATAAACCATTACAATTTCTAGCATATTGTTTCCTCCTTTATATACACATGCCATCCTTGCCATACACCTTAATGCATCTAACGAACCATTCAACACTTTCGTTGAAATCATCGTTGTTATCAGAAATATACTCATAATCTTCCTTAGATGGACAATCCGGAACTCCCAACTGAATCCAGTCGTAGTACGCATTTTCATTATTCATATGAAGCATAATGTTGTGCATCTGTTTCAGAATCTCAATTCTTTCTTTTTTGTTTTGTTCTGTCATAATTTTTTCCTCAACAATCTTCAGGCACAATGCCGTAATCATCAGACAACTCCTTTAACATCTTATGTCCATCCATATAAGTAGTCTTTATCCAAGACGCTTCACCTTGGAATATCATGAAATTTTTCTTGTCCACATACTCAAATCCGTCAAAATCTGAAGCAATGAAGTTAATCATATCTCCATGCATGTTCTTTAAATCCTTTAGAAACTTAACTTTCTCACTGTCATAATTGATAATAGTGATAGTTTCGTGGAATTCGTCATAATAGACATCAACACTTTCCATGTCATGTTTCCAATAACTACAAATAAGAATTAAACCTTCCATTAGATTTCAACCTCTCTTCTAACGGCATTTACAAAGCCGTTCAATGTTCTGTCGCTTCTTCTAAAGCAGTCCACCAAATCATTTGTTGTGAGATATTTTGGCAGAGCATAATACTCCGCCGGATAAATCACTGCAATGTACTTCATCATTCCTCTTGATTCAATCCAATCATTCTCAGAATCAGCATAGAACATATTTATATATGTCCTATAACTGTCTAACCCTGTTTCACAATAGTTGAAACCGTAATTCCAGCCACGCTCCTTGAACTGTTTATTCAGCTCCTTAACTAAAACTTTACTAACTTGTGCTTTCATCTTTATCACTCATCCTTTCTTAGAACCACTCATTCTCAAGTGCGTCTTTATAGTACTGCTTTCTTGCCTTTGCATAATAAACTAACTGTTTTTCGTCCAGTTCTGAAAGCTTCTCTTTCCCAAAGCATTGTAAAACGTCCCAATCTCCGTCATAATTGATTCCATATTCATGGTTACACATTTCATAGTAATAAGCCCCAACTGCAAATTCTTCATCTTGCATAAGTTTGTCCAGCTCCTCGTCTGAGTTGTCGTTAAACCAAGCTCTAATTTTTGGCGCATCTGTTCTTAAATAGAACCCGCCTGCTCCCAAATTATAAATCTTATCTGTGTCGTTCTCAGTGAGTCCCCATTCATTCATTATTTCTTTAAATTGTTCGTTGCTAAAAGCGTACTTAACAGGGAGAGCATTATACGCTTCCTGTCTTTGTTTCACAAATTCTTGATAATTCATATTATTCCTCCTCTATAATTTTAAACAGTTTCTATGATTCTTTTTGCAAGTGTAATAAACTCCTTGTTAGACTTGCAACTAAATTGTTCTTTAATGTTTTGTTTCCAAGTTGGACGGCAATATGTCCTAGAAACATCCTTGATCCATTTCTCATATGCTCCGTCCTTGTACTTCAAATCATTGATATAGTCCATACAAGCGTTGTAATAAGCTTCCGTGCTACAAGCTCCCGCATTATCATAACTAAAACATCTCTTATAGAGAAGATTGTAAAAATCACCCTCTCCATAATGTGCGTTATAAACTTGATTGTAAATTGTTATAGGCACATTCGCTTTGATGTACCTTTCTGTTGATACTGCCATTTTATTATTCCTCCTAAATTATGAACAAGATTTTTCCTGTTCTTATATTTGATACGGCAAGCCATCTAGACTCCTTATAAAAGCCTAGACAACCTATTACCCGTCCTCGCACCTTCTTCATAGTATTATCATTTACAAATATGAAATAGTTCTTCACGCTATCACCTCTATAAACAGTATACTATAAAATTGGTGCTTTATGCTACCTACTTAATGCTTCGTACTGCTTCCATGATTCTGTTCTGTCATGCAATGGTAGAATTTCAAAACCACCGCACAACTCACAGAACCTACTATCACAACTTCCTATATATGAACCTCCAGCCATATATCCTAGATGTCCTTCAGGAATTTCTTCCACCGGTTCGAAAATATAATGTTTTTCGCCCCATAACATTCTCGGAACAAAGACAACGGCGTTGTCCTCTGCTTCCTTGATGTCCTCTATAACTTCGCCGTCCTCTAAGAAATAGCAGACAACATCATCATAGCGGTCGCTGATTCCGTTGTTAGAGCATCCTTTAAATGCGGATGCCTTGAAAATATATGCATTCAGTTTCTTCATGATTTCCTCCTATTTTTCAAACTCTGTTTCCTTGCCGTCCTCATAGATAACGGAATGTTCTTTGCGATTGAAGATTTCAAGTGCAGACGCCATGTCCCACGTGTATTCTTCCACATCGCAACCGTCCTCATCACGGTACTTGACACAGTAACGGCGCTTGTTGTCGCAGTTATAGAAACGCTCCGCAATGTCCTCTAATGTGTCCAAGAACCATTGTTCGGTAGCTTCTTCTACATAGAAGAAATTTACGGATGGACGACATCCAACCTGTTTACGTTTACCGTTTTCCATAGCATAAGCATAGCGAGCGTTTGTAAACACTTCATAGGCTCTATAACAGTCGTCCCCTTTAGTAACTTCGTTGCCAAAGCTCCAGTAGGACTTTACAGGCTTTTCAATAAATCCATGCTTCGCCCACAAATTGCCAAGAAAGTGTTTCCCCTCTCCTGTGCATTTTGTAAATTCAACAACGAGGTTTTCCCCGTTGGCATTTGGCTCTGTAAATGTAATGAGTCCAGAATGATCCGTCCTCATGTCGATTTTATATTCTCTCATTTTTTATATTCTCCTTTCATAAACTTTTCGACAGCTTCCTCATCTGAGTCAGCATAAAGACGGCACACATAGTTGCCGTCATTCAGCACGAGGTACACACCGTCCCCGTAAAATGTTGCCTTCTCAAGGCTGTAAAAACATTTTCTAGCGAGTTTCATACATATCACTCTCCTCTCTTGTCATAAACCACGGGTCGCTATCCAGTAACCCGTAAAGCTCCTCAGCTGTTACATCGAGGAGCGCTTCTAGTCTTTCCCAAGTCATGTTATCACCTCCTATGCCCATACTTGAGCAGAATGCGGACTATGACTGCATCAATCGCAATCAGTCCGCACATGATTGCGAGCGTTTCAGCGTCAGTGTCTCCCTTGACGCCGGTTACCATCATGGCAACTAAGAACGCCATAATGCATAAGCCCTTCTCTATTGAAGGGCGCAGATGGCGTCTCATTTTTTCACCTCTTGAAGCTGAGACAGACCCGTCCCAAGCTTTTCGGCGTTGACAACATACACCTCATGAGTGCATGTGTCTTCCATTGTATAGACTACAATGGTTTCTCCGACGGTAAACCCGTCACCGTCGAACGTGTACAGAGAACCGGACTTCTCAATAGTCACGGCGTCCCCGTTCACTGCATACACCGGTGCAGTGAAGCTATCAAACTGTGCAGACGGCTTGCATGCGTCCTCTGCTTTTACGACGCAACCAGTCGCAATGATGGCAACGGTCGCCAAAAATTCTTTTTTCATGCTTCCTTCTCCTTTCTCTGGCGTGCACGGATTCTTGCCTTTGCACGCTCCATTTCTTCTTCCTGCTGTCGCAGGAATGACTTGAGGTCTTCCAGAGAACGGGCTTTCTGCCCATTCAATCTGCACTCTGCCTTTTACATACGGACTTGTGACCGTCAATGGTGGCATTACAGAAAGACGGCTTACGCCGTCCTCAATCTTAGCAGAAGTATTCGACGAACAGTCCTGCTTTCTTGGCGTTATTGTACGCCTTTACATAGTCCGCCTTTTTAGCGCCGGACTTAGGCATTTCAGCCCCGACAGTCTCAAGGACTGCCTTGTATTCCGCCTTAGTGGCTGTAACAGAGTCAAGACGACGGACAGTCTTGAAGTCGTCGAACTCTTCAATCATGATAACTTCAACGCCCTTCAGCTCGGATTCTACAATCTTCCCGCTGATGATGGACTTGTCAACGGCAAGCTGAAGCAGAAGGGCAAGCACTAAGTCAGCAAACTGTCCCACGACCATATTGTCGACAAGGCACTTGTGCCAGTCCCTTGTCTTGGCAAGACGGCTTCCGACATTGTCGGAAAGATACTTCACGACACTGTCATCACAAGTCATGCCGTAACTTGTGAAGTAGTCGGCAAGGGCGGACTTCCAGCCGTCTTCATTGACTTGACGGTTGACATAAGCCCCATAAAGACGGCTTGCAATGTCGTCAAGGGTAGGCTGAACCGCCATTTTTTCAGCCTTATTCCAAGCGTGCAAACACGCCTGTGCCTTTGCACGGTCTGCCTTGCAAAGGGCATAACGTGCCTTCTCAGACTCGGAAAGTTCTTCCTTGCCCTCCAATTCTGCCATTTCGGCGCTCAAGTACGCAATGTTATTGCGGTACTTAGAGTCCACGTCATAGACGTGCGCCTTGAAGGCATAACAGGCACTCATGTCTTCCACGAATGCCTTGGAAGCTACAAGCTTCACTTTCTTTGGGGCATACTGAATGCCCTTGACATATTGAACCTTATTCTTAAGGTTCTCTCTTTCGACTCTAATAGCAGAGTCAATTACAGCGCCCATTTCCGGCGCTTTTACAACGGATTCATTTTTTTTCATAATATCATTCTCCTTTTACGGGCGTTACGCCCTTATTTTTTAGTGTTCTTTCACACCGTTAACCGTTCAAATTGTTTCACGTGAAACAATAATTTTAAACAGTTAACGCTATAAAAGCGTGACACTTTATGCACTTGGCGGGCGACTATAACAGGACTTCCACCTGCCTAGTTTTCCCGCTTGCATGGCTATGCCGTGCTGGTTCTGCCTGTCACTCAGAACTATACCATTTTAAGCCGTGATATATCGCTGTTCTGTTACCGCATCTATTACGATCCTGTGTACGTGCTTTTCAAGGGGGCACGATTGTACGGGCGGTTTTATCCCTTATTTTTAGGGCGTCAATGAACTCATAGCCCTAACTTTTTTAACGGTAGTCAAGCCGTGACACGTGTTACGTGTCAATTTTTTCACTAATATATGCTTTCAAAGAACAACCAGCGATACTGTCAGTAATAAACATTAAATATCGAAAGAACTGCGCTCCGGTGTTACCCTTTGGGCTGTTCACTTGGTACACTTATACTTTAACATATGTATAAATTTTGTCAAAAAAATAGTTATTTTTTGGACACTTTTGAACGATAGGGGGGTAGAAAAAACCGCATAAACAAGCCATTTTTCACGTTTTTACTAAGGCTACTTCATCCACACACTGACCAAAAAATCGTATCGACTAACTCATCGTTGCGTTACGTCACCTGAGCAAAAAACGAACAATCTGGTCACATAAAATCTGGTCATATAACCAGATCAACTTCCTCTTTAAAATCCAGACGAGACATGATATAATGACATCACAAAAAAAGGAGGTTTACATGAAACTAAATTCACACGGTACCAACGCAACAATTCAGGCTCATATCCTGCCGGAGAATGAAATGCGTCTCCTAGGCTTTACGGATCACGTTCCAGATAAATGGTATTACTGCAAATGTCTGCCAGATGAAACAACATTCAATGTAACAATTCCAAAGGACGGCTCAGACATAAGTATAGAAGTTATAGACGACGACTTTTGTCAACCTTATGACTATCAGACTATTCTAAGAGACAGTCCCCGCGACGAGTTTGCACTTAAAATAAAAGAACTAGTTGAGCAAGAGATGAAACGATTTCAAAAGGCAGGAGTACTATCTGGGCATAATTATGGAGACTATATTTAAAAGGAGATAAAACAGATGATTGATACAGAAACAACAGTTAAAGAATTAGTATTTAAAAATGGTAAATGTTATGGGATTCTAGAAAACAATGGGAAAGAGATGGGCTTTATGCTCAACGGAGAAATTTTTACACATATAAAAATAAACAATGAAGAATATAATTATTATCTTAATAGCCATCTGTGGAAGACACTTGCACAAAATAAAAGTGCAAACATTTCACTAACAACACATGGCGACAAAAATGGTGTATTGTTTACAGTATACAATTTAAGTGAATGCTTTATGGAAGAAATGAAAAATAAAAATAATAATTAAAATTAGGAGCACAAAGAAAGGATACATATATGACAATCGAAAATGCAAAAATCAAATCAGTTAACCTATCTATGAAAGACCATGGATGTTTAACATTAGAAATGTGGTTACAAGGTAATGGATGGGATATTGTTTATGGAGGCTATGCAATAGGTAATGGATACCTTGGGGCAAAAAATTTCAATGGCAATGAAAAGAGTGCTGAATATATTATGAGAATCATGGACACTGTTGGTGCTGAAAAATTCAATGATATGACAGGCAAGTATATTAGAGTTGAAACAAATGGATGGGGAGAGCCTATTGATAAAATTGGGAACATTGTAGAAGACAAATGGTTCAGTCAAAAAGAATTCTTTAAGGACAATGAAGCGAAGACCCGATGATGACGGGTCAAGCATGGGGTTAGACAATCCAGAAAAGGAGAATGTATGGACTTTAAAAACAGAAACTACTATCTAATTGGGCACTATGGAATGGATCAAGACGCTCCAAAAAGAATAAAAGAAACATTCAAATGTAAGATACGTTACAATCATTATGTATGTTGTGATAAATACTACACATGCTGCGTCTGCATTGACCAGAAATTGTCAAATGATTTAGAACAATATTTGCAGGAAAATAAAATATCATATGATAGAGTATATAGCAATGCAGATAAAACGGATATTAGTTGCAAAATATGGTTTGATTATAAAACAAAATTAAAAATAGAGGCACAACTGGAAAGAGCAAAATTTCTATTTGACTTAAAAGGTAAAAAGGAGAAAGAATATGAACAATAAATTAAACGAACTATTAGATAAAATCGAATCTGGCGTCAAGCTAACAGAAAACGAAATTTCAAGTCTTGTATGGGAGCAGCCACATGTAGATGAAATTTATGGTGAAAATCACCGTTGGCAAAGAGAAGTGAAAACGATCATAGAAATTGGAGTCGTTTATGTTGCTATTGATTGGTTTGAGGGATTAACAGAGCTTAATGAAGACAATTATCCAAATCAACCATATATTGTGGAGCCAAAGACATACACAAAAACAGTTGTAGTTACAGATTGGGTATCACAACCAATAGCCGGGGCTAGAAAGAACTGAGAGGAATACATATGGCTATATTAGAAGAAGGCATTGAAAAAATTAACATAAAAAACTTTCGGTTGGAAGGAACTGACTATTTGTTTAATTTAGAATGTATAATCAACAACGGGATGGATAGGTATAAAATCACGTTCTATTCGCTCCATTTTTGTAGCATTGATGATAAAATAAGCATAGAAAAAAAGATCGAAACTGTAACTAATGCAACAGATGAAAAGCCAATTGTAAATTTTATAAAAAATATTTTAATACATATTGGGCGAAACAAATTTACAGTGGGCGCTATAAATACAGCTGCAGGAAAACAATACTATGAAATAGAAAGAGCTAATTAAAGGGTTCAAGGCGAATCCTTTTTTTGTTTAGTGTCACTAAACATACATTTTCTTTTATGTTAAAGCTAAGCGACAGCCCCAATGACATGGGGCTTTAGTCGCAAGGGTTAGACAGTCCAGATATAAATGTGGCGAAAACTGATCTAAGATTTGGCCACATTTTTTGTCTGAGAAAGTTATACACTAGCACAAAAAGTTATACACTAAATCTATACACTAATTATACACTAAGCGTACATGCACAAAACAGCGTCGGAGCAAAGACTGACACTTAATTGTCAAAAGTGGACATTAGATAGAAAAATGGACATTTAAATTCTACTTCTAAAGATAAAAGTGTACGTTCAATTTGTTTTGGATAGCAAAAACAGATTTGTCTGTGATGTGTAAGGTTGAAGCAAGACTCTGCTCTAATGCAAGACGAGACAAAAAACAAATTAAGAATAGATCATGAGTGAGCTTGCGAACGAATGATCTATTCTAGGGAGGAATGGGAACCGTAGGTTCACACGATCGAGACACAACAGAACGTCGCTGCACAAAAAAGGACGGTTAAGGGAGGGGCGGAACCGTAGGTTCCGAGGAACAAGGAGCAAGCGTTAGCGTAGCTCCGCCAGTCTTGGCACAAGACGACTAAGATACGAAGTATCTTTATCTATTATCTATGATATCTATTATCTATAATAAATGTCTTATAGTTTTAGTTTTTATCACTTGTGTTTTATTTTAAATTAAAACAAGTAAATAATTATATTATTTTAATCTTGACTTTATAAAACTATAGAGTAAGATATAGGTGTATTCAATATTGAATAGAAAGAGGTGGATCATGAATACATTTTGTAAAGTAGAAAAGGATTTATTATTAAATAATTTTTATACCAATAGAGAGCTTATAAGTAAAGATGCATTAGCTGTAATGGTTTGCTTGGGAGTAAATTCTATTGGTATAGCTCCAGATGGAGAATGTGAAAATGTTTTTTTATCATATGGCTATTTGGACTACTTAATGTTTAAAGGTAAAAAAGTAACAACGTCTGAAAAACAAATGATAAAAAATGGTTTTCAGGAACTTGTTAATTTAGGAAAAATAGTGATCATAAAAAAAATTGGTATATCTGATTTTATTTGTGATATTTCAAATATTTTAAAAAATAAATCAAATAATTTTGTAAAAATTACATATGATGAATTTTATAAAATATTTAGTATAAGGACAGAAGTAAATAATACTAGCTTGTTAAGATATTACGCATGTTTATTGGGAACATTTAAAGAATACAAAGGAAAACCATATTCATATAAAATAGGTACAGAAAGGCAAGAAACTCTTGCTATATTATGTAGGATTAGCGTTCAAAGTTTAGTTAAATATAATGAAATTCTTAAATTAAATAAGTTAATTTACATAAGTAAAAGGAAAAAGTACAACAATTCAAACGTCAAAACTGGTAGATTATACAATCAATTATCTAATGTATACAGTAAGTATGATAAAGGGGAAGAATATTGCAAACAATTTATGGATGATAATAATTTTGTAAAAATCAAAAAAGAATTTATTGATATATCTAACGAAATGCGTAGCCTTTCTCAGAAGTATAATTACTTTGCAAGAGTTTATAAAGACAAACAGTGTGAAGATTTAGATAGAGTTCAAGCTGCTTATGAAGCAGGTAAACAATGGAATGAATATACAAAGCAAGATTTTGAGCAGTCTATTCAAGACGGCAAAAAAGTTGACGAGCCAAAATATAAAGACTTATCTATTTTTGAACAGTATGATTTGACTATTTAAAATTATATATAAGTGAAAACGGTAATTATAAGGAGGAAAATATGATTAAAAATATTTGTAAAGCAATAAATGGTGATTTTAATTTAGATTTTATTCCAGAGTATTTATGGAAAAATAATTATAAAAATTATGCTAAATATTCACCATATGATAATAACTCTGTTATATTATATGTTAATTTAGATAAAATATATTCATTTTATTCAGACATTAATGATAATTATTCTAAGAATGGATTTATTAAGTTTTTTGAGCATGAAAATAGATATATGTGGATAAAAAATGATTATAAATCAAAATAGAGGCAAACAAAATGAAAGATAATAACATTATAAAGGAAAATATTATTCTAATGGATTCGAATAAAGGTATTTATAAAGGTGCGTTTATTCATAAAAAAGATTATGGCTTTTTTATGAAAGAAAACCAGTGAACTATTTGCGAACTTGAAATAATGAATGATTATAAAGGAGATAAACAAAATGGAAGCAAAAGAAGTTAACAACATAAAAGTATATGGTAAACAATATCACGAAATTTCATATGATGATAAATTTAAAATTGTGACAGAGCTATATAATTTTGCAAAAGGAACTATTAAAGGCAGTTACATTCCTAATGAATTATATTTAATTCCAGATAGCAATAAAGGAATTTATAGAGCTTGTAGTAACAATGAAAATAAATATTTAATATGCGATCTAGAAAAAGAAAACAATGAATATATTTGCCACAACATTATTACTTTAAAAGAATATGTTGAAAACCAAGATAATGCTGCTACCATTGAAGTATTTAAGAGAAAAATTAATATGACTTTTTATACTGATGCTATCAAGAAAACTGAAGGGTTTTATAAAGATAATTATAATAACTATTATGAAATAAAATTTGATGGAGATAAAACGGGAAGTATATACTTGGAAAATAAGAACAAGAGAGAATTTATTGACATTCGTAGCAATTATTGTGGAACTGAAATTGAATTTAATGACATTAAACTTGGTTATGCCGGAGATCGGGTTGAACAAAGAAGATCAATTTTAGAGTCTATTCTTGAATATGTTATGTTGAACAAAAATTTATTTAATGACTTTAAGAAACTTAAGGATGGATATATTTGGAATAATGAATATTATGAAAATTATGAGGATATATTATATGATATAGAGCAAAAAATAAAAAGTAAAAACCTTGAAAACAAATTTATGACAGAAGGTTTGACTTTAGACGATTTTAGCGACGAAAAATCTTGATTTATAAGAAATTTTTGCTATAATATGTATGGATTAAACTATTTAAAATTATAAAGGAGAATATTATGCAAAACTTTGAATTAGAATTAAGAAGATTTCGAATAGAAGACGAAGAAAAATGGAGAGAAATTATTGAAGACATCCCTGCTCTTAATTTTAAGAAAGAATGGAATGTTAGAATCATTCCTCCTTTTAGCGGTGCTATGGCTAGATTTTGGATTGATTATAACAATAAATGGGTGAGTGTATATCTTGATTGGTATGGTAGACTTGGTGTCATGGATCAGCCATATTATGAAGTTTATGATGGCGAAAACACTATCAGATATCTGCTAAATGAAACTGACAAGATGATGGATGATATTGACAAAATTTTAAATAGAGTATCAATGCTTGATTTATATGAGAATTAGAAAATGCCCCTCCCAGTTTGTTGAAAAATTAGGCGATACTAGTTGCTCTATTTTCCTTATTTTGTATAAGAAATTAACAAATGCGATGCTAAATTAAATCTTGCCCTTTAGGGAGGAGGACGAAAATATGTCTAAAAATTTAAAAGAGTTGTTAAATGAAGAAAATTTATTTGGAAGTAATGGAATTAAAACGGAAGGAGAAATTGATGATTTAGATTTGTGCGTCGAAGATAAGAATTTTCTTAAGGAGGAATTAGAAGGTATGACTACGCTAATGTATTTAAATGATGGCATGATTAAATGTGATCCAGATTACGAATAATGGAGGTAAAGTATGTCTGAATTTGGCTTAAAAATAAAAAACATTAAAGCTGCAACTTTATTTGGATACAATAATGGAATTAGAAACAGATATGATTATACAGACGCTATGTTTAGTAATAGCTTATTTAGTAAATATATTATTGCTAATGGGTTAAATGTATGGAAAGAAGAATCCACTAGAGATATTGTATGTTTTGAATTTGATTTTGGAACAAGAGATTATCAAGAAGAAATGAATCATTTGCAGGAGATGTTGGAAGAATGTAAAACTGAGACAGAAAAACAAAATGTAATTAAAATTATAGAAAATGTAGAAAATAATAAAGGCAAATATATAAAATTATCAAAAGAAGAAATTAGGTCTTTATTTTATAAAGAAGGAGTATATATTGATTACATTTCAAAAGATAAAGATGGGAATATAAAGAAATGTGATAGAATTTATTATAGAATGTTATATAGAAGTTCTGCAAAAGCAAAACTTGGGCAAGTAATGTTCATTAATGCTAAATTATATAATAAAGCATATGACTGGCTTACTATGGGATTAGGGCATAAAATGCCATATCATAATGCAAAAATAGTTGAAATGTCTGCATATGCTCCACTTACAACAAGCACTATTGTTGGAGAGATACATATTCCGGTTGAAAATATTGTAATTTTAAAAGATCAAGATAGTTTTTTTAAGACCATGGCAAAAATTGTAAAAGCAGAAGAATACACAAAGGAAGTTAAAAAACTTGATGAAATTTCAACTGATAAAAATAGACAGAAAGCTTTAGAAAATAAAAACTATAATGAAAATGGTTCTCTAAAATATAAAAAAGTATACAAAACGGAAGATAAAATTGAAAAAAAGTGTGTAATTGAAGACGCTGAAACGGATGTTAAGAATACTTTGTGGGATGGAATGGGGCTTGTAGAGAGTGCAATTTTCCCTTCTTGGTGCAATGGAATGATGTTAATTAGAAATCATTTCTTTAAAATGTGTGGGTTTAAAACAAATATGCAACTTTTTTTTAAAGATTGGTGTAAAAAGACAGGGAATGATTATGATACATATGAAATTTCTGATATGTTTGGTATTAAACATAGATTAAAGGATATAAAAGTTCTTACAACAGATAATGCCATTAAATGGAAAAAATTTATAGATATTATGGGAGGTACTTTACCACTTGCCTATCAATACTGGTGTGAAAGAATTAATGCAGATGGTTCTATGTTTGGAATTGTTAAAACAGATCACCCAAGTAAATTAGGAAATAGTACTCAGCAAATGTCATATCAGATGATCAATACTCTTCCATGCAGCAAATTAGATATTGATGAACTTGCATCTGGAAGTGTTAGCTATGTTGAAAAAATGAAGTTTGACAATGATGAATTTGAAAGATTTTTAAGAATGAATTCAACGGAGGTAAATCATTATAAAATGATGATAGATTTGTATGAAAACAATAAAGATTTTGCTGAAAGTGAATGGTTCAGAAAAGAAAAGTCTAATATTATAAAGAATTATGTTGATAGATTAAGAAAAGGAAAAATAACGGTTAATGCAGATAATCTTACTGTATGTGGTAATCCATATGGGTTATTAATGTATGCAGTTGGAGAAAATTGGCACGATGATCCAACATTGAATTACGAGAATGGAACAATTCAATGCTATACTACTCTATTTAATGATGGAGAATACATTTGTGGTATACGAAATCCACATAATTCTCCTAATAATGTTGGGTATTTGCACAATAAATATAGTCCGGAAATGAAAAAATATTTTCCATTTAGCAATAATATTATTGCTGTTAATTGTATTCAGAGTGATATTCAGTCAAGATTAAATGGCATGGACTTTGACAGCGATTTTATATTTGCTACGAATAATAGAGTAATGGTAAATGCCGCAAAAAAATGCTATTCTGATTATCCAACAATTGTAAACGCATTAAATGAAAGTGGGATTACATATAATAATGATATGCAGGCTTATGCTGACATGGATAATAAATTTGCAAAATCAAGACTTGGAATTGGATGGTCTAGCAATTTAAGTCAGCTTGCGATGACTTATTATTGGACAAGTCCTTCAAAAGAATTGTATGATAATTTTGTTATCTTATCAGTATTAGCACAGGTAATAATAGATGGATGTAAAAGAGAATATGAAGTTGACGGGATGACAGAAATAAAGAGAATTAAAGCTCTTGATTGTATGAATAGATACATTGAAGTTAAAGATGAAAATGGCAAGGTTAAAAAGAAAAATTATGATTATCCTTATTTTATGAAATTTGTAAAAGAAATTAAATATACAAAGAATGGTAAAGAAATTGAACATGAGAAAATAAAACAGCAGAAACAAAAGATAAAGGATAGAATTGATGCTTCTTTATTGTGTCCAATGAATTGGTTGCAAACAACATTAAATGGGATTAAGGTGTCTAGTAAAACAGATACAATTCCAACAGAGAATTTTATTGTTAATGTAAAAGGGAAAGCCGATTCTAGACAAATTTCTAAAATTAGAAAAATGGTTCAGGAATATGATATTTTTGTATCAAATAATTATAACAATGAAGATGCCGAAGAACTTATTCAAGATAAGTTCAACGAGCTTGTTGATAATGTGTCAAAAATAAAAATAGGTGATATAAAAACTATAAATAGACTTATAGAGATAGGATTCGGCATTAATACGTCAAAAAATGATAGTATGAATAAGAAATCAAAGACGTTATTAAATTGTTTATACAAAGCAAACCGTGAAAAATTCATAAAAAACTTCAAAAAAAATGCAGAAACTGTTTAAAATTAAAGTGTTTAAAATCCTTATTTTATAAGGGTTTTATGGCAAAAAAGTATTATGAGGTATATGAGAGGGAAATAATGCTTATTATTTACGCCTTTCAGAACAATTTTTTGTTAAACTATTTAAAATTATAAAAGGAGAAAAAGAGAAATTATGAACAAGAAAGAATTAACGAGAGCAGTAGCAACTGCAACAGAAATGACACAGAAGGATGCCGAAGTTGCAATTACAGCAACATTTGATGCTATTACAAAGGCAATGACAGCAGGTGAAGAAGTTGCAATTCCTAACTTTGGTAAGTTTGAAGCCGTTGAAGTTGAAGAAAGAACAGCAAGAAATCCACAGGATGGTTCTGAGGTTGTTGTACCAGCTCACAGAAAGCCTAAGTTCCGCGCAAGTTCTGTGTTAAAGAATATTGTAAAGTAGATATAGATTAATTTGTACGGTGGCATTATGAATTGTACAATTGTTGGCAAGAACATTGAAATTACTGATGGGATGAGAAATTACGCCGAGGAGAAACTATCTAGATTGGATAGATTCTATGAGGATGTTGATCCAAGTGGACATATTAGAGTATTGGCTCGGGTATATCCAAACGGACAGAAAGTTGAAATTTCAGTTCCTGTAAAACATGGTAGCGTTCGTGCAGAAGTTACCAGTGATGATTTTTATGAATCAGTAGATTTGGCTATTGATAAACTTGAAGATCAGATTAGACGCCGTAAAACTAAGAAACTTAAGCGTAGAAAGCACGATAGAAGAAAAGGTGCTTATGATGACGACGACTATGATGATTGGAATTAATTAAACAATATATAACTGTTAGGCGGGTAATTCCCGCCTTTGAAAATAATATAAATTAACTCGGTGATAAACCAGCAGCAAACTGGCCGAGACGGATAGAAAAAGACAGAAAAGTGCTGATTGTGGCGATAGTCACATGAGTTTCTGAATATGTGTAGTGATGCACATGTTATAGCCTAGGAAGCAATCCTTAATATCCGGTACACATGCAAAAGCATTCAAAAGCAGAAATGAAGTCGCAGCACAATAGATGGTGCTCAAAAGGCACAAGAATCCTTGTTAGGTTGTAGTTTGGAAGACTATGGCAAACCACGGAAACTCCAATAAGCTGTTTGTCGTGAAACGGGAAACCGTGTATAAGACTTTATTCCGTCGTCTTAGTAGCCCAAGACAGTTGGCATTACAAGCAAATTATGGTAATATAGCTCATTTGATAAAAAGTAATTAAATACCTATATTAATACTGAAAGCGGGTGAAAGGTGCAGGTAGACAATCCTGTCTAATGTTCCACTCTTAGAGTGAGCTAAAGAAGCTTTAGGGTAGCTCCCTACTGCTCAGTCTTTAGTTGTTAGTGGCTGAATATGAATGAGAGAAACATGTGTAACCCGAAGGGGTAATTTTTATATTATTTTCAAAGGTGAGAATGGAAACAGTGTATATTGTTATTTTTTATGGAGGAAAACAGAATGGGAGTATATCTTGATCATGCGGCAACTGCTCCACTTTCTAGAAGCGTCGCTGACAATATAGATGATTTAGCTAAGATATATTATAATCCTAGCGCCGGATATAAGATGGGAAACTATAATATGTCTGTTATAGAAAATGTAAGGGAAAAGATTGCAAAGGAAATTAATGCTGAACCAGAAGAAATTATATTTACATCGTGTGCTTCTGAGTCAAATGCATTAGCAATTGATGGATTTTTAAAAGCAAATAAAGGATTTAAGGCTGTTTGCTCAAATATTGAGCATTCTTCTATTCTTAATAATAGGAATATTAGCGGCGTTATTAAATGTGATAAGAGTGGATTTATCAATCCGGATGATATTAATGAATATAATAATAGTCTTATTTGCGTTATGATGGTGAATAATGAAATTGGTTCCAGACAGTCTATTAAAGAGATTGTTGAAAATGCGCATAAAAATGGCAATGTTGTGTTGACAGACGCAGTGCAGGCGTTTGGAAAAGAAAAAATTGACGTAAAATATTTAGACGTTGATATGTTATCTGTGTCTGGGCATAAAATTGGTTCTATAAGAGGTGCTGGCTTTTTATACGTAAAAAATGGCATTAAGTTAGAGCCTATTATATATGGAACGCAGGAATACGGTAAAAGAGGCGGAACATATGATGATTTAGCAATTAAGACACTTGGTTTGGCAATTGATGATATTGATTATGATGAAGATAGAATTCTTCAGGCAAGAAGAAATTTTTTAATAAAAGAATTATTGTCTATTGATGGGGTTCATTTAAACGGAGAAGTCTTTAATAGAGCTTCTAATAATATAAATATTAGAATAAACAATGTTTCTGTTGACTCTCAGCAGATTGTTACACTGTTAGATCGGGCTGGATTTATGGTTAGTGCTGGTTCTGCTTGCCATGCAGAGGAGCCGAAACCGAGTCATGTATTAAAAGCAATCGGGCTTACAGACGAAGAAGCAATGCGTTCTATTAGAATTACTATTGGTATTGAAAATACAGTAAGAGATTTGGAAGACTTTGTGAAAGCTTTAAAAAACATTATAGAAATGTTCAAAAAATAATACGTTATTTTTTATTTAAGAATAATGCCGAGAATTCCCCCTTACTTGTATGGGGGATGAATCGGCAATCTTTGTTTGCATAAGATAACAGAATTTCGCATGCTTATGCAAAATTTCGACTACCATACGATGGTATAATATATATGACATTGCACATAGAAAGGAGACGATATGCCACTTAGAAAGAAGAAACAAAAGAAATCACCTGTTGATCATAAGGCATATCGTTTTCTTGCCTTGCCTGATGATAATCAGAAACATATGTTTGCTAAGACATTTGGATGTGTTAGATACTTATATGACAGGATGCTTGATGATAAGTCAAAGTGCTATAAGTACTTTGGCGAGTCACTAACTCTTACACCTGCTTGGTACAAGCACATCTCTTGCTGTCGTTGGTTATCAGAAGTAGATGCTTTGGCATTGGCTAATGTACAGCTCAATCTTAATACAGCTTTTCAGAACTTCTTTGAGAAACGTGCAAAGTATCCAAAGTTCAAAAAGAAGTCTGACCATTATGATTCCTACACTACTAATGTGGTCAATGGAAACATAGTAGCCAGAAGTTCTGGAAAGTACATATATCTAACACTTCCAAAAAATACCTGGTGAGTTACAGATTCGTAAGCACCGTCAGGTCAAATCTGGTGGAGTACTCAAATCCGTTACTGTTAGTAAAGAACCTAGTGGCAAGTACTACGTTTCTCTACTCTATGAGTATCAAACAATCAAACCAGATTATGAGATTGACCCATCCAATGCAGTAGGTCTTGATATGTCTATGCCTAACTTCTACGTAAGTTCTAGAGAAGGTAGAATAGACACACCACACGCTTATCGCAAGATGGAAGACAGGCTTGCCAAAGAACAGCGTAGGCTATCCCATATGAAGAAAGGATCTTCTAACTACAAGAAGCAACGTTTGAAGGTTGCCAAGCTGCATGCAAAAACCAAGCATCAGCGCAACGACTTTCTACATAAAGCGTCTCGTAGATTGGTAAATAACTACGATATCATTGGTATCGAAGACCTTGATATGCAAGCAATGTCACGCTCATTAAACTTCGGAAAGTCGATAGCTGATAAAGGATGGGGCATTTTTGTCAAGATGCTGATGTACAAAGCAGAAGCACTTGGAAAAGTAGTTATCAAAGTAGATAAGTGGTTTCCAAGTTCGCAGATGTGTCATGAGTGTGGATGCGTATCCAAACTCACAAAGGATTTATCTGTAAGAGAATGGGTGTGTCCGCAATGTGGCGCACATCTGTACAGAGATGACAATGCAGCTAATAATATCGAAGCGGAAGCAGTAAGAATCTATTGCACACGCTAAGTAATAAACAAGAACCGTTGGAACGACGGGGATAGCCTGAGAATACTGTGTGGATAATACAAGACCATGCAGAATAACTACAGTCCTATGTAACGACTCACAGAAGTAATATTCTGTGGTAAGTAGCGCATAGCTAACAAACTGGAAACACAGGAAAAGTTCTTGTGGCAAAGCCACATAGAAGCTCGGTTACTTGTAGCCGAGTAGTTCACCGTTGGCATATACTTCCGCCTTTATAGCATAGCTTATAGGCGGACAAAATTCAAGGAGTAAAAATGGAAAATGTTTGATATAGAGAAAGAATTGGCAGATAGAGGCTTAACAGAAGAGTCATATGAAGAAATGCTGAGCGATTTTCAAAAGAAAACAGCACACGAAATCGATGATGATTGGACTGAATTGTCAGAAAAATGGGATCTTAACTGGTCGGGGGACGCTTGCAGAAAGGCATGTCAGGTTCCACTTTTGGGCGGCTCTTTTGTTAAACAATATTATGAAGAAAAAATGGCTAAGGGTTGCTCTGCAGATGAGGCTGAATATTTAGCCAAATTGGATGAAAAGAGAAGAGAGTTAGAAAGAGAACGAATCAAGTATCATGATTCTAGAAACGCTTGGCAGAAACAAAATTATAGTGCCTCTAGGCTTGAAGAAAATTTAAATATTTTAGAAAAATCGTTAAATGAACTTGGAAAAATTAATTTTGAAAATAGCAACAAAGTTAATATAAATTCTGATAATGATTTAATTGTAATGCTTTCTGATTTACATATTGGAGCAGAATATGACAATATATTTGGTAAGTATAATTCTAATATTGCGAAAGAAAGATTGCAAAGATATTTAAATGAAATTTTTGACATTGCAAAAACGCATAATGCAGAAAATTGTTATGTTGTTGCATTGGGCGATTTAATTAATGGAAATATCAGATTAACTGTTCAGTTGGCAAATAGAGAAAATTTAATTGAACAAGTTAAGGTCACTAGTGAATTAATTAGCAACTTTTGCTATGAATTAACAAAACATTTTAATAATGTGTACTATACGGATGTAAGTGGGAATCATAGCCGTGTAGTAACAAACAAAGAAGATGCAGTCCATGATGAAAGACTTGACGATTTAATTTCTTGGATTGTAATAAATTCTTTGGGACACATTGATAATTTTCATAGTTTAAATCATAGAAAATTTGACATTGGAATTGCAGACATTGAAGTTAGAGGCAAATTTTATCTTGGAGTCCATGGAGATTGTGACACGACAAGTAAAAACGGCGTGATGAGTTTGTGCTTTATGGTTGGTTTCTTTCCAGAATGTGTGTTGCGTGGGCATTATCACTCGCCTTCCTTAGAAGAATACAACAACATAAAGGTTATTCAGGGTGGTAGCTTGAATGGAAGTGGAGGTTCCTACGAAATTGAAAAGAGAATTGTTGGAAAGCCTTCACAGACTACTTTAGTATGCAATTCAAATGGCATAAAATGTATTTATAATATTGACTTAACTATTTAAAATTATATAATATTTATGGAGGAAAAAGGATTATGGGAAAAGATTTAATTGAAAAACTGAAGAATGATACTACTTTAGAAACATTAAATAAAATTGATGGCATTCTTGAAGAAGCTAAGGATATTCTTGACGACGCTTTATATGATGAAGGTGCTACTGTTACAGAACGTACTATGGCACAGTATTTTATTGGAGAATATCTTGACATGGTTCATGATATGATTTCTGATGATTTTGGAGTCACAAGACATGTTGTAGAAGTTGAAAATGACTGTGAAGATTCTGAATCAGAAGAAGACTCCGAAGAAGAACCTGACGAATGTGATGGAGATTGTGACAATTGTGAGCTGAGTAACAGTGCTCCGTTCAATTTTCACAGAACATTTATTCAGATTGATTAAAATTATAAAGGAAGATAAACATGGATGTTAAATTATATTGTTGCTATTCTTTAAATTTAAGAAATTTTCTTTATGAGAATGGGCTTAGATATGAATTGGCAGCTTTAAACCCAAACAGCAAGAAATTGTTTTGGGTTTATATTAAGAATAAAAAGTTGGATGAATTATTAGATAAATGGTCTGCTGGTCATCAGTAGACCATTTATCTGTTATGTAAAAATATAGGAGGTAAAAATATATGAGGCAATCTAATGGTACAAGTATTGATAGTGAGTTTAAGAAGTGCACAAAATGTGGAAAAGAATATCCTAACACTTTAGAATATTTCGGATATGCAAAGAAAAATACAGGACAATTGAAAAATGTATGTAAAGAGTGCTGTAGTAAGATTGGGAAAGAAAAAAGGCAAGTAATAATTGAGTTAAACAAAGCAAAAACATTATTTTATGAAGGAACTCGTAAGTGCAAAAAATGTTGGAGAGATTTGCCAAACAATAAATTATATTTTCCGGTTGATTTATCTTGCAAAGATGGGCTTAGAAATGTTTGTAGAGAATGTTCTAAGAAAGGCGGACATTTTTTAGAAGAATGATATAGTGATCATCATGAATGGTCAAAAGAAGAAATTGAATTATTAAAAACTGTTTATAACGATTATACCGGGAAAGAATTATCTGAAAAATTCTTCCGAGATAGAACTGTTAGAGCAATTGAATGTGAAGCTGCTAAATTGGGGATATATGGAAAATCTGAAGAAGTCTTAGACAGAGTTAGTAAAATACGAGCTGATATTTCTTCAAAAATTGGACGTATGCCTAAAACAGAAGAACAGAAACGAGCAATTTCTATTAGAAATAAGGAGTATTATAAAACTCATGACAATCCAAAAAAGGAACACATTTATCTGACGAGCAAAAGGCTTATCTGAGTAGAATTGCGAAAGAACGTGGACTATGGGCTGGTGAAAATAATCCAAGACATAAAAATCCACTTTTTAGAGAAAAAAAATGGACGCTGGAGCGGTGGCATAACTAATTTATATTTTGCTCTCAGAAATGGACTTACAAAATGGAAGCAAGATTCAATGAAATTTTGTAATTATAAATGTATCATTAGTGGCAATAACTTTGATGAAATACATCATGTTATTCCATTTAGAGAAATTGCCGACGAAGCATTTTGCTTAGTTAATTTAGATGTTAGAGAAAAAATTGAAGATTATTCTAATAATGAATTAAATTTGATTTATAATAAAATAAATGAATTACACTCTTTTTATGGATACGGTGCTTGTTTAAATAAATCTGTTCATAAATTGTTTCACGATATATATGGATACACAGATTTTGATATTGATGATTTTATTGATTTTGTAGACAAAATTTTATGTGGCGATTTTAACGACTGGTTTAATGCAAATAATCTGCGAATTAATATAAACTTTGATTATATAGAGTATATAAAAAGTATCAATGATTATTTAAAGAGCGAAGACATAGATATATAAACAGATAAAACAGGAGGTGTTGTTGTAATGGCAACTAAAAAAACAAGTTCCTCAACAGCACAAAAAAAACCTACGTTGAGTCAACTTAAAAAAGAAAATGAAGAATTAAAAAGCAAATTAATAAAACTTGAAGACAGTTCTTATTGTAGCTGCTGTGGAAAGTTTAAAACCAAAGACAAATTTTATGTTAGTACAGATCCAATGAGAAAATCTGGTGTAACTCCTATTTGTAAGCAATGTGCAAAGAACATTGCTGAAAGAATGGATGAAAATGGAGATTATCACACTGTTACGAAGGAATCTCTCATAAAAGCTCTCCGCTATCTTGATAAACCTTTTCTTGAGACTGTATATAATGCAAGTATTCAAGAAAGTGAGAATCTAATGTCGGGAAAAGTAAGAAGCAACGTTTTCATGAGTTATGTGAAAAATATTGCTATGGGACAGTATTTTGGCATGACATTTGCGGACTCCGATCTTTTTAAACAGAAAATTGTTTATGAAGACGAAAAAAATGAAGAGTATTTAAAAAACAAAGACGTTGGTACACATGAACAATATGTCAGAGACAAAGAGGATGTAGTTCGATTGATAGGTTACGATCCTTTTTCTAATGAGCCAATTGATGACCAACCATTATTATATTCTCAACTTATTGGGATGTTGGATTCTGATGAGAATGCCAATGATGATATGTTGAAGATTAGTTCTATTATTTCTATTGTCAGAGCTTTTTCACAAATGTCTAAGATAGATGATACTGTAACAAGATTGATGAGCGATGCAAATAATATTGTTTCAAATGCTGGCGCTATCAAATCATTACAGGATAGCAAACAAAAGTTACAAAGCATGATTACAAATCTTGCTGCTGAAAGCTGTATTTCGTTAAAGAATAGTAAGAACGCTAAAAAAGGCGAGAATACTTGGACTGGAAAATTAAAAAGAATTAAAGACTTAAATTTAAGAGAATACGAAGTAAACGGTTATGATATTGAGACATGCAAAGGAATGCAACAAGTTTCTGATATTAGTGTTGGTTCTATTATAAAACAACTTAAATTGGATGAATCTGAGTATGCTGATATGTTGGCTGAACAAACTAAAAAAATAACAGAAATGACAAAAGAACTAGATGGATATATAGAGGCTGTTAGGATTTTATTAAGAGAAAATTTAGATTTGAGAGATGTTATTAAAGAAAATAATTATAAAATTGATAGAGAATTAATTGATTTAAATGAATTTGTTAATAATTATATGATTCATGGCGGAGGTGATGGTCATGAATAGTCCAACTGTAATTTTTGGCTATAATGATTTATACACATTAAGACCAGATCTTGTTAAATACTTTAAAGACAAGGAATTGACAAAAAGAATAAGAGTTCATTCATCTAAAGTTGTTGATCTGGTGTGTCCTGACTGTAAAAAACCTAAAAGAATGAAGGTATATCAGTTATCAAACGGAGGGTTTCATTGTAATTATTGCTCTGACGGAATTAGTTATCCAAATAAATTTATATATTCTGTTTTAAAACAATTAAATATAGATTATCAGCCAGAATATTCTCCTTCTTGGATAGGGAATATGAGATATGATGTATATTTTGAATTAGGTGTTGATAAATATATTATAGAAATGGATGGCGGATGGCATTATAAATACAATAATCTTACAGGAATGACACCAGAAGAACAACAATCTATAGATGTCAAAAAAGAAAAAATAGCAACAGAACATAACATAAAAGTTATTAGAATGGATAGCAAAAAATCAGATAAGGAATATATTAAAAATAATATATTAAATAGTATTTTATTTGTTTTGTTTGATCTTTCCGTGGTTGATTGGAATGAATGTGAAAGAAATGCTTGTAAAAGTTATATGTATGAAATTTGTAAATACTATAATGAACACAACAGTCTAACTAGGGAAGAATTGATAAATGTATTTAAAGTATCAAAAAATACTATTGCTTTATATTTGCAAAGAGGTGCTGAACTTGGAATTTGTAATTATAAAAAAATTACAGATAAAGCTATTGAAAATTATAATAAGACAATAGATTTATTTAATAATAATCCTAAATTAAGCATTAATGAATTATCAGAATTAATTGGCGTAAATAGAAATATGATTAGTAAATATTTAAAAGATGGCACAAAAGAAGGTTTATGTTTATATCTCACAAGAAAAGAACAAAAAGAAAAAAATAAAGAAATCATTGAACGGCTTATTAGTGAAAATCCTAATATATTGATTTCAGATATTATAAAAATAACCGGGATTCCTGCTACTACAGCCAGAAGAATTTGTAAGGAGCTATGTTATGGATAATGTAGATTATACTATTGTATATAATAGCGAAGTTGCTTCTAAATGTAAGTATGGAGAATCTTTTGTCTGGGAAGTTCTTAATGGTTATAATTATGAAAATATTTTTGTAAGAGAACTACAAAGACCTATGAGTTTTAAAAAGCTTGAAGGTTATAAAAAATTAGCCGAAAAAAGATTATATTATCAAAAAAATCCAGTTCGGTTTTTAAGAGATTTTTTTCAAATACAGCTTGTTGATTCACAAGCTTTTTTATTTCAGAAAGCTTGGCTTTGTCCTAACGTTTTAATTGTCGCAAGTAGAGCGTATGGTAAGAGTTTTTGGATTTCTTTGTTTTGCATGGCTAAACAGATGTTGTCTTCTGATCCGTGGAATTGCTATATAGCGTCTGGTAGTAGTCAACAATCTGCAACTACATTTAAAAAGTTAGAAGATATATCAAATGATAATATTTCGAGTCTTGTTGGTTCTACTGGAAAAGTGTTTAAGGATGAAATAGAAATTAAAAATGCTGCCGGAGATGGTTTTAGTCATTCTTCTGCCGGTCATACTTATAGCTTATATAATGCTTCTTTTACGAAAACCGTTAACTCAAACACAGATCGCAATAGGGGCGCTCGCTCAGATTGTGTTATGTTTGATGAGGTTGGATTTTTGGACGCTGATTTAATTCATGTATATGGTGCGTTTGTTGCTGTTAGCGAGAATTTCGTAACTGGGTTTGATGAATATGGAAATGAAATAGACGTTGTTAGATCTTTGGCAAAGCCACGTGGAATTCCTAAACAAAAAATATATGTGTCTTCTGCATCTTCAACAGATACAGAATTTTATAAATTATATAGAGACTTTAGCAAAAGAATGCTTATGGGAGATAAGGACTTTTTCGTTGCTCATATTGACTGTGAACTTGTTATGTCCCCAACAATACATAATGTTCCAACCACTCCTGCTCTTTCTAGAAATCAAATTGAAGCTGCTATGAGAGCGAATCCAGAAAAGGCAAGACGTGAGTATTATTGTCAATTCACAACAGATGCAGGTGCAAATGCTATTATTAAACGTGGCACAATTGCCAGGAACGAAGAGATAAGAAAGCCTTTATTGTGCAATGATACTGGAGATAAAAAATTCATTATCACATATGACCCGGCGAGACTAAGAGATAATTCTGTTGTCTTGATTGGAGAATTATATTTTGATAAAACTGTTCAAAATTATAGAGTTAGAATTGTCAATTGTATAAACCTCATTGATATTGAAAAGAGAGATAAAACACCAATGACAATTCCAAATCAAATTAATGAGTTGCGAAAAATAATTCTTGATTATAATATTGGCGGAGATGAATTTTATAGTAATATTGTTGGCGTATATATAGATGCTGGAGCCGGCGGAGGTGGTGGCGGAGCCATTACTGATTTACTTATGCAAGATTGGATTGACGAAGCTGGTGTTACTCACAAAGGATTAATAGACAAAGAATACTCCTCTGATTATGTGAAAAGGTTTCCTAATACTGTAGATAATTTGCGTTTAATGACACCGAGCGGTTACAAATCCGAAATGTATGAATCTTTAATTCAGATGATGGATGAAAATAATATTAAATTTACAGCAACTTATGATGCAAAAGGATACTTGACTATTATAGATGAAGATAAAAACAAATTAGAAGAAGAAAGAAGCAACCTCATTGAGAAATTAAAAAAACAAAAAATTTCTCAAGATAAAATAGATGATATAGTAGAAAAAGAACTGTTAAAAGTTCAAAATGTATCTACTAAAATTGAAAAATTGAATTGGCAAGAAGAAGCTGCTTTAGGGAGTATTGATGCTTTAAAAGAAGAATTAGTTAATATGTGTCGTATTAAAAGAGACAGCGGCAAAGATGGTTTTGAACTTGTTCCTGAAAAGCGTAACAAGATGCATGATGACCGCGCATATACTACAGCTATGTTAGGATATGCCCTTGTACAAGAAAGAAGGAAAAATATATTATCGAAACCTAAGCAATCTACTTCCAATATTGCTGATTTGTTAGCAAAACAAATTAAAACGTCTACTCATAAAGTGAGTATTTTTGATTAAATGAAAGGAGGAATTTTCGTGGCAAATACATCCACAACAAAAAAGAAGAATTCTGCTACGAGTTCTTCCAAACAGCCAACCGCCGCAGAAATGCGAGATTGGTATTCAAAACATAAAAAGACCATTGAAAATTTTGAAAAACTAGAAAATGGTCTTTTGCAGTTAGTTGATCCAACAAAATCAACAACAAAAACATTTACTACGTTCAGTAAAGAAACCTTAAGAACGTATATGAAAAATCCGGCACGTAACTATAAAAACTTGCGAAATTTAAGCAAATTTTTATATTATGTTAGCCAAGCATACAGAAGACTTGTGCATTATTATGCTAATATGCCGGACTTAAGATATAGAAGTATTATTCCTAGAGTTGATTTAAATAAAGGATTCAGCTCTAAAGACGACATTCAGTCTTATTATGATACTGTAATGTTCATGGACGAACTCCCGTTGAGTACGGAGTTCTATAAAATGCTTGTGAAAGCATGGGTTGAAGACGCTGCATTTGGCGTTGCATATTTTACAGATAAAGGTAATGGAAGGTATGATATGTTCATTCTCCCACTCCAGTCTGATTACTGTGTAATTACTGGTTTGTATCCAGATGGCTCCATTGCATTTGATTTTGATATGACTTACTTTAGCGGAAGTAATGCTGATATGGTTGAATGGTTTGGCGAACCGTTCACAACAATGTATGAGGAGTATCAGAAGGACACTAGAAATAACCGCTATCAACCAGTTCCGGATGATGTTGCAGTAGCATTAAAGGTTAATCTTGATACACCGGATGACATTCTCATGCCTTTTATGGGTATGTTCGCAAGTCTTATTTCTTTAAATGACCTTGTTGAAATTTCTGCTATTGCAGATGAGCAAGAAATTTATAAACTACTTAGTGTGAAAGTTCCATTGCTTAATTCTGACAGTCCAGACGATTTTGCCATAGATATCAATACGGCCGTAGCCTACTATAATCAGCTTGTGAATAATTTGCCAGATTACACAAATGCCGCTTTATTGCCTGGAATGGATATTGACGAAATTTCGTTTGACAATAACAAAGTAAATGACGTTTCAAAAGTTGAACAGGCAACCAAGGAAGTGTTCAATAGCGCAGGTGGCGGACAAGTGTTACATAATGTAAATATTTCTGGTTCTACTGGCTTAAATCTTGCCATGAAAACTGACGAATTGCAGGCTTTAAAACCACTGCTTGGTGAAATTGAAGGAATTATGAACCGTCTTGCTTCATATCAGTTGAAGAACCCTGCTAAGATTAAATTCCTAGAGGTAACGAAGTATACTTCTGAAGAATATAAAGACTCGCTGATTAAATCCATGAACTATGGACTCCCATTTGCTATGACAATTGGCACTCTTTCTGGATACTCTGAATCAGATTTAATTGCTATGGCAAATGTAAATAATGCACTTGGATTGACAGATTTGTTTAAGCCTATGGCTACTGCTTCTACAAGAAGTGCAGAAGAAAGTACTGGCGGCGCTCCTACGAAATCTGATACGGAGATTACCGATGACGGCGAGAGCAGCAGAGACAAGAAAGAGAATGCTGGCTAAGGTGACCAATATGGAAAATAACATTAATAACTTTAGTAACTTCATTGTAACCACCGATGAAGAGACAAAAAATAAGTTTTTAGAAAGTGGTTTAAGTTTAATTTCTCAGAATGAGAATGCATATACATTTGTGAATGATCCTAAAAAGATTATGAAGTTTAGCGACAATAACCTTAAGTTTTCATTTACAAATAAATTGACGATTTGAGACGGTTGCTTGACCGTCTTTATTTGTAGATGAGAAAGGAGGTATTGATGTGCATAAATTATTAACAATGAACGATTTATATTCGTACTATGCTAACCAGAATAAATCTTTTAAATTTAGTGCAGAAGATAAAAATAGTCAGATTGCCGTACAGGTAGATGGCAAACTGAAGTTTGATAAAGAAAATGACTTGCAGGGGCTTCTTCCTGTTACATTACAGGCTTGTCATATTGGAGAAAATCTGAACGGCTCAAATATTGACAAGGAAGTTATGGAATCTGCTATGCCAAGTTTTAAAAACAGACCTATTCTTGGATTTATTCATGATGTTGACGGGCAGCCAGAATTTTATGGCCACAATATGCATCTAGATGATGATGACAATATTGTTTATGATGAAATTCCTATTGGTATTATTCCTGAGTCTTGCGATGCAAAGCTTGAGTATGATGAAGAAAAAGATAAGACATATTGTGTCGTAAATGGTTATATTTTTGAAGATTATACTAAAGCAGCAGAGATTCTAAAGAGAGAACAGGAATGTGCCGTTTCTGTCGAGCTTTTGATTAATTCATTGTCTTATGATGCTAAATCAAAGGTTATGAATATAGAAAGCTTCGTTTTCCAGGGATGTACTATCCTAGGATGCGACGACAATGGTAATACTATAAACCCTGGAATGGCTCAGGCGAATATTAAATTAAGTGATTTCAGTCAGAAGAATAACTCTGTATTCTCCGGTACTGATATCAATGAAAAACTGATTGAATCATTAGATAAGTTAAATGAAACTTTATCTAATTTCAATAAAACAAATGTGAACTGTCAGTTCACGAAGAAAGGAGGTAACTGCATGGATAAGCTGAATGAACTTTTAGAAAAGTATAGTAAGACTTTAGAAGATATTGATTTCGAATATGAAAATATGTCTGACGAAGAATTAGAAGCTAAATTTGCAGAAATGTTTGAGGAATCCGTTGCTTCCGATGAAGGAACTGATGGTGAAACATCTGAAGAAAGCTCTTCCGAAGGTTTTACAGAAGAATCTACTGAAGAAACAAATACAGAAGAAGAATCTGCGGATGAATCAAATGAAAATGATTCTGATGAAACAGAAAAGTATTCTATTGAAATTTCTGATGGCAAGCGTACTTATTCCGTTTCTATGAATGACAAGATTTATGCTCTTAGTCAGCTCGTAAATGAAGTATATGCAGAAGATGGTACATACTATTCTGTAATTGCTTATGATGATTGTGTTGTCATGACTGATTGGTGGTCTGGCAGAAACTACAGACAGTCTTATAAGGATGAGGATGACGAACTGTCATTGCTCGGAGACAGAGAAGAAGTGTTTGTAAATTATCTTACAAAGGAAGAAGAAGCTTCGTTGGAAGAAATGAAATCTAACTATTCTGCTATTGAAAATGAGCTTAATACTTATAAGAAAGCGGAATTAGACGCAAAGAAAGATGAAATCTTTGCAGAAGAATCTTATTCTGAATATCTTGATGAGAATGAATTCAAAGAATTAATTGAACATAAGGATGACTATTCTCTTGAAGAACTAAAGGATAAGGCTGAAATCGCATTTGCAAAGTGCGTAAAGAAATCTGGCACATTCTCTAAGAAAGATCCAGATCATAAGTCTGTAAGACATGGACTTTTCTCAAATAAAAATACAGAAGAAAAGAAGCCTTACGGCGATTTATTTGATTAAACTATTTAAAATTATAAATAAAGGAGGAAATAAAAATGGCTACAAATTTTATTAATTTTGAAACCAAGCATGCGGTCGCTGGCAGCTCTAAGCTCCACGCTACTACTGCAGGACATATCTATAATATCCAGATTGAAACAACTGCTGGATTAGATAATGGATCTGTCATCGGTATCGGCGCTTATGTCGAACCAGAAGTTTACAAGGAAGCTGCTGCTCCAACTACTTTTGAAGCAGTTGTTGATGATGTTGCTGCAAACGGCAATTATTACGTAAGAGTTACAAAGCCTGAAGGAGCTCTGTTGGTTCTTTCCGTACCTTCTACATATTATGACTATACATCTCAGATGAAGGCAGAAAGCAACTTCTATAATGCAAAGGGAGAAATTGCGAGAGCTTATGAACTCTACGCAGGAGATATCTTTGAATTAAGTAAGGAAGGTTTCACTGGTGAGTTTGTTAAGGGCGACAAGGTAGAAGTTGACGCTGCATCTCATAAGCTTAAGAAACACGCTGAATAAGGAAGGAGGAAATTAAAATATGGCAAAGTTAATGTTTAGTAATGAAAGCACAAGAAATGTGTTTACAAATAGAGATTATGATGCTTTTAAGACACTGATGGAAGACACTGCTGCAGGCAGATTCCAGCAGGGCATCACAAAGGAACAGGCTAACGATAAGATTCGTGAAGTCATGTTTGAAGTTCTTGGTGTAGATGAAAATACACCTAAGAAGGAAATGAGAAAGGCAATTCGTAGACATAAAGTTGATATCTACGAAGTTATTGAAGAAGTTGTTCCGGATCTTCTGAACACTGGCTGGATTGACAATCCTTGGTTCAATCAGTTTGTTGATTATAGAAATCTGGCTTCTGGAGATACAAACGAATTCTATGTAGAAGACGATGTTATCCTGACAGTAGCTAAGGTATCTGGTAACAGCCATGACATGCTACGTCAGAGACTTGGAGAAGGAAGTTCTTTCCAGGTTGCAACTTCTTGGTTTGGGGTTAAATCTAGCTCCCCTGCACTGTAAAGTGTTTGAATATATAACGCATTGAATTGCTGGAAAACCTTAAAGATAATTGAACTACAACATAATCTGAAAATGATAAGTGTGAATGTTGCGAAAGTAGAAAAAATCAATTATATGGTATATGGTATAAACCTAAGTACTAATGCAATAGGCAATCAGCAGCCAAGACTATATAAAATTATATAGTAAGGTTCAACGACCATTCCTATTAATGGAAGTAGGATATAAGTGATTGATATCCGAAGTGGTGCGCCTCTCGTATGAGAGTGAAGATATGGTCTAATCTTTAGTGAAAGCTAAAGGGCTTATAAGCCAACATGGTGTAGCGACCAAATGTTAAATGAAAATGAAAGATTTACGCAGAATATGAAAGATTTATGAACGGTGTTGTTGACTGGTCTAAGTTTGTTCAGAAGATTTATGAAGCATTTGACCTGAAGGTTAATACTCTGGTTCATGATGCTGTTATGGCTGCAGGTGATAAGGTTCTTCCTGCTGAACAGTTTAAGAAGTCTCTTGAAATGAAGGCTGAAAATGAAGCAACAATTATTGAACTCGCAGACGACGTCGCTCTTGCAAATGGTTCTGATGTAGTTATTATGGGTACAAAGCCTGCACTTGCTAAGCTTGCTTCTATCACACCTATTACATATTATTCTGATGCGATGAAGGATGAAAGAAATACTCTTGGCAGACTTGGTGTCTGGAATTCGTATACTTTAATGGAGATCCCGCAGGCATACGCTCCAAATACAACTTCCAAGAAGCTTGAAGACAACACAAAGCTTCTGATTATGCCAGTTGCTGACAACAAGTTCATCAAGTTCGTCAATGAAGGCGATGCTCAGTTCTATGAAAATACAGATCCATCCAAGAATATGGATATGACTGTTGAAGCTGAATATCAGCAGAAGATGGGCTTTGCTACTGTTATTAACAGAAAATTTGGCGAAGTTAAGATTACAGGATAATTAAGAGTGGATTATTCCACTCTTTGTTATTCAAAGGGAATAAAAAAGGAGATAAATAAATGGCTACAAAGACTACGAAAAAGACGGTTGTTAACAAGACCGTAAACAAGAAAGAAGAAGTTAAGAATGTTGATGAAGTTTCTAAGAATGAAGCTCAGAACATTACAGTAAATGTAGATACAACAAAAATTGCCGAGGCGGTTGCAAGTGCTATTGCTCCTGCAAAGAAAAAGACAGAAGAATACGGCGAAGAAGATTTAATTCTTTGTCAGTCAATTACTAGAGGTGAATTGATTTATATTGGTTCAAAGTCTGGAAATAGATATTCTTTTGCAAATCATGGTGATACATGCGAAATTGAAGTGAGAGATTTAAACGCTCTTAGAGCATCTAGGTCTCAGTATCTTTATGAGCCATTGTTCATTATCATGGACGATGATTTTCTTGCTCAGCCTAGATACAAGGACATCAATGAACTGTATGATGTTTTGAGAAAGCATGATATTGAAGAAATTATTAACATGCCACTTGGAGATTTTAGAGCTGCATTGACTTCTTTACCTGATGGATTTAAGAAGGCGTTAGAAGATGAAGTCGCAACAAGAATTCATAATAATGAATTCGATTCATTAAATAAGATTAAGGCTATTGATGAAATTTGTGGAACAGATCTACGTTGCATGATTGAATAGTAAGGAGGTGCTTTGTTTTGGCTACACCTTACGAAGATATTTTTAAGCGATTCAAAAAAAGAATCGAAGATAAAGATCTTCCTAATTTTGATGAGGACGATCAAAAAGAAATGTTGACCGATTGGCTGGATACGGCTATTGGTTACATTGAATTAGATGGTTTGAAAATACAGAATGATTTATCTGATAGGGATAATGATTTGCAGGAATTTAATGCGGATTTAAATAATAGTGAAAAAGAGATTATAGCAATGTATATGGTTGTTGCGTGGTATGAGCCAAAAATTAATTCTTTAGAAACAACGCTTATGTTTATTGGTTCTAAAGATGAAAAGTGGACAGCACAGAAAGACCAGCTTGCAATGCAGAAAGAAAAGCGTGACTATTGGAGGTTAGAAGCTAGAAAATATTTTAGAAATTATGGATATAAAAACAATAGTTATATTAGCAATGAGGGATAGAAATGGATTATAAATATGGCGTCTACCCTTCTGCTCAATTTCACGATTATAAAAAAAGAATTCACAATTTAATTCATTGGCTTTTAATTTATGCTGACGAAAAGAATCCTTGTTTAAATGATTATTTTTCTAAAGTTCAGTATAAATTGGACGGACTTAATGAATTGATTGGCTACCCTACTCAACTAGTAGAGATTATGAATTTAGTTGAGTCTGCAAAAATTGAATATAACAAACCAGATTATAGCCACAAAGCATACCGCAAAATTATTCTAGATATTCATGAATTAATAGACAAAATTCCAGAGGGTGACTGATATGAGTGACTTGTTTAGCAAAAGAATGGATATGTTGTTAAAAAGCGGTAGTCTAGGTGGCAAACTTCTTGAAGATTCAGATATTATTGATGATAGAAATTTCACTAGTGATACAAATTATAAAAAAGGAATGCTGTATGATTGGGATATGAATGAACTTGAAGAAGTTGAATTTAAATTTGAAAAAACTAAAACTTGGTCTGCGGGCAATACCGCAGTTGAGTATATGATTCGTTTCAGGCCAAATTATAATCCAGAATATAAATTTAAGGATTTATATTATAAAAAGGATGGTAGAGAACGATTTGGATTTTATATTGACGTTTTAGACGTTCCAAAAAAACAATATGAGAAATGGTTGATTATGGGAAAGGATGATCGTGTTGCTTTTGACCGCTATAATGCATTCAAGTGCGATTGGTGCTTTGAATGGGTTGATGGCAAGAATTATCATAATTGTCTCGGATGTGTTCGAGATGCCAAAGATGGATCTATGAATAACCCAACAAACGATGGGTTAGGCGGAACGCTTGTTAATGACGAGATTTCTATTATTGTGCCAACAAATGAAAATGTTGCCAAGATTAAACTTGGCACAAGATTCATGATTGGTGACAGTGCATATAGACCACAAGTTTATGAAGCTGCAAAGATATTAGACACTGCTCCGCTTGGCACAACAGAAGTGTTTATGAAGCAGCGCTTGTTTAATGAGCACACTGATGTTTATGGGATCATTAATGACATGAAAAATGTAGACTTTTGTTTTAATTTGCCTATAGATGATTTACCTGCTAATTACGGCGGTAATTATCACATGATTTGTGACTGTGTTAGCTCCAAGAGTTTTGTTGAAGAAACTCCTGAGAATATTGCATGGAAAATTTCGTGCGATGCTAAATATTTATATGTAAATGGACAGGCTGTTATTGTCAAAGCAATTCCATCAAAGGAGACAACTAGACCATGTGCTTGGCATGTCTTTATTGACGGCAAAGAATATGGGATTAAATCTTTGACTGATTATTTTGATATTCACTATGATGACACTACTCTATCTATTAAAGCCATTAATAAGGTAATGGAGAAATATATAGTGAAGGTGGCAATTTGGGATGAGTATAATAATTATTATGATTCAGTAGAAATGGAGGTTCGTGCATAATGTTTGAGCAAAAAGCGAAAGAACCAAAATTGTCTAATGATATCCAAGATATTTTAAATAGAAGCATGGGAGAAAAATCTGATGCTAATGTTGATGATATTTTTAGATACAAGTATAAAATTATGAAAATGCTCACCTCTAATCAAGATATTCTGCATACACTTCATAATGCTGAGCTTGCTGGAGATGGTGAAAATATAAATGGAGATAAATACAGAGATGTGTGTATCTTTGATTATATGAAACTGCCAGATTTAAAGAGCACAGTTAAGAACTATGTATGCTTTGAAATTGATGATAATACTGGATATAACAGCACCGTTAATAAAAGAATTACATTTAGAACTGTTTCTCATGAAAGCGACTGTAAGACTGATTGGGCTATTTCAAGGCAGGATTTGCTTGCGGCGATTATCAAAACAGAGTTTGATTGGACAAATGCATTCGGCATGCATTTTGAAAAAACGTCTGATACTGGATATGTGGCGGACGGTGGATATTATTACAGAGAAATTTGCTATAATGTCACGGCACCAAATAACATTCGTAATAAAATAGCAAATAAATATTAGTGGTGTTTTATGGAAAATGAATATAAATATGATATTTTGAAAATGTATTTTGGAGACGACTATGAAGTTGCTCCAAATATTTATATTCATCAGCCGTCTATCAATGACATTATAGAATATGGCGAAGCAAGATTTTGGAGTCTTGTCACTATACTTTGTGGAAATCCAACCACATTTAGATTGCAGCTATGGAATTCCGGTGTAGACTGGAATAAGATTAGTGATTTTGAACTATTTGCATCTTTTGTTGTTGGACTAGAACAGGACAGAACTAAGATCTTTTTTGGAGACTTAGATTTTACTAAAATGCGTCCAATTACAAATAGAGATGAAAAATTAGTTCTAATTTATATGCCGAATCCAGAAATCCAAATTGATGAAGATATTTACACAAGACTTGTTGGATATCTTCGGATTATGGTCAATTATTATCCAAAGGTTGAACACGCCAAGGGCAAATCAACCAAGGAAATGTTAATCTGGGAAGATGAAATGAATCTAAAAAACGCTGAAAGACTTGCGACAAGTGAGAAATTTCAGCCTTCTACTCTGTTCCCATTAATATCAGCTTCTCTAAATCACCCAGGGTTTAAATATAAGAAATCAGAATTAAGGGCGGTTGGTATTTTTGAATTTATGGATAGTGTTAGAAGATTACAGGTCTATGAAAGTGCTACATCATTAATGACCGGTATGTATTCCGGTATGCTAGATATTTCTAAGATCAAATTAGATAAAGAATTAAATTGGGCAAGGGATATGTATTCTGATGATAAGCCCGCTATTCCAGAAAAGAAAGCGGACACGCAGAAGAAGGCATAATCTTGTCTTTTTTAATATTGTCGAGATGAAGACATTAAATTTATCACGTTAAATATAAGGAGGAATAAAAATTTATGGCATTTAATATTGATGGAATCATTATTGATAGAATCCAGATGGGTATTGCAGAAGACTTCTCTGGTAATGTGTTATACACACTGACACAGCTTGCTGATGCTACAATCGAAGTTACTGCTGAAAGTAAGGAAGCTAAGGATGCGAACGGAACTCTGATTAAGACTTTCTATACAGGTAAGTCCGGTACATTTACAGCTAACAACGCTATGCTTGACTTCAACATTATGGCTGAAGCTACAGGTACAGCTAAGGAAGTTGCAACTTCTTCTAAGAAGATCACTATGCCTGGTATTAAGTCTGTTAAACCAGGGACAAAGACAGTTACGCTTAAAGGCGTAAAGGCAGACACTGTTTCTGTAGTTGGTATTGCTGGTAATGGTACTCTTATTAAGAAGTATACTAAGGATTCTGCTGCAAATGAAACAACATTTAGCATCTCCGGAGAAGTTCTGACTCTGCCAACAGATACTAATGCGCCTGCAGAATATGTTATCAAGTATGATAGAGATGTAGAATCTGGTGTTAAGGTTGCCAACAGAGCTGATGAATTCCCAAGAACAATTAAATTAACTCTTAAGGCATTGGCAGTAGATCCTTGTTCTCCAGACACCGTAAGATCATGCCTGATCGTACTTCCGTCCTTCCAGGTATCTCCTGAAACATCTATCAGTTTACAGACTGATGCACAGCTGGAGTATAAAGGAAGCTTACAGGTAGATTACTGTAATGCAGCGGGTTAACGAAACTAGCTCCTATGTTTAGAGATAAGCATAGAGTGATATGTAAATACATATCCAAATATTTCTCTAATTGCTGGGAAATCGTAGAACTAATTAAACTACAACGCAATATCTGAAAAGATATAAACGTGATAGTTGCGAAAGCAGAAAAAATTAATTAGACGGTATATGGTTAAAACCTAAATACTATAATAGGCGACAATCAGCAGCTAAGACCGAGAGGTAAAGTTCAACGACTATGGCGTAATGCCAGTACATCTAAAGCTAGGTGGAAATGGGAAACTGCTTAAAATTATAATATATAAAAGCAGAAGATATAGTCTATTCTTGTATGAGAATACAAGCAGTTCATAAGAGAACGGTATTGTGTAGCGAACAATATGAATTTTGAAGAAGGTTTTGTATGAAATCTATATGGCTGAAGAAGATACAGAAGAATAATTCTGTGTTATTTTAAGCTATAATTTATAATCTAGGGGGATTAAATTCCCTCTAGATTATTTTTATTTATTATATTGATTTATTTGTAAAAATTGTTATAATATGTCTAATGGAGGCACATTATAGTATGAATCAATATAAATTTTCAAAATCTTTTAAAGATTGGTGTATTGAAAATAATCGTCAAGATTTATTAGATAGATGGGATTATGAATTGAACGATAAATCACCAGGCGAAATAGCATTTACTTCAAATTTAAAATATTGGTTTAAATGCCATAGACATATTCATGAAAGTGAATTGCATGCCATTTCTCCAATAACAAACAAGGCATTAAATTTAAAAGATATAAACTGTGATAAATGCAAATCAATCGGACAGTTTTTAATAGATACGTATGGTCAAGGCATATTTAATAAGATTTGGTCTGATAAAAATGTGTACAATCCATTTAAATTATCTGCTCACAGTTTAAAGAAGATATGGTTAAAATGTTTGAAAGATGATACACATCCTGATTATGAAGTTAGTTGTGATAATGCAACAAAAACAATTGGATGTCCGTATTGTATAGGCAAAAAAGTTTGTTTAACAAATTCTTTAGGATATAATTATCCTGAGATTTTAAATAAATGGTCTGATAAAAATGATAAAACTCCGTATGATTATACATGCGGTTCAAGCCAAAAGGCATGGTTTAAATGTGAAAATAATAAGCATGAAGATTATAAAAGAAAAATCTGTGATGAGGTGTTTCATGATATGGATTGCCCAAAATGCAACAGTGAAAATCAAAGGTATTGTGGTGGTGGCAAATTAAAAGAACCAGAAGATTTAAGAGGACAAAAATTTGGAAGATTAACTCTAAGATATTATATTAGAAAAGGTAAAAATAATTTAGTATATTGGGTTTGTGATTGTGAATGTGGAGGAACTGCAGAAGTCACACCGTTTAGATTAAAGCATGGAATCATTAAATCATGTGAATGTTTATGGTTAGAAAATATTAGTGGTGAGAACAATTATAATTGGCAAGGTGGCATAACTCCTGAATTAGAAAGGGAAAGACATTCACAAAAATATAAAGAATGGCAATCTGAAGTATATAAAAAAGATTGGTATACATGTCAATGTTGTGGAAACGGTAAAAATTTGAGAGCGCATCATATTTTAAATTTTTCAAGTAATCCAGATTTAAGATATGATATATCAAATGGAATAACATTATGTAATGAATGTCATGATATACAAGGCGTATCAAAATCCTTCCATAATAAATATGGAACTGTTAATAACACTCTAGAGCAATTAGAAGAATACATCAATGAAAAACGTGAGGCAATTGGACTCACAGAACCATTTTCAATGGAAGAATATAAAAATGGTAAGATTTTAAAATCAATTAAAAAAGGATAATTATCCTTATTAAAGAGAGACGAGACAATCGTCTCGTTTTTGTTTAATGAAGATAATTACGGAAATATTTTAGGAGGAAATAATATGGAAAGAAAAATTAATAGAGAATGTGTTGTTTGTGGACGCAAGTATAGTTATTGCCGCTCTTGCAGAGACGATGCTAATAAGCCTGAATGGATGGCGAGCTTCTGTTCTAGCACGTGCCGAGACGTTTACGAGGCTGCTGCAGGTTTTTATGCGAAACAGAAGACGGCGGATGAAGCAAAGGCGATTTTAGATAAATGCGATTTGTCCAACAAGGCAAATTTTACGCCGGCAACGCAGAGATTAATTAAAGAAATTTATGAATCCGCTACTCCTGTTTCTGTAGAAAAGACAGAAGTAAAGGTTGAAACGACACCAAAGGCTGAGTCAAAAATTAATGTTCAGTCAATGCAGAATAAGAATTTCAAGAAAAATAAACATAGATAATATTGATAGTGATTTTTTAATTTTTAGGGGTACTTTCTCACTATCGAGAAGTGCCCCTTTTTTTAATTTTTTGAGAGGAAGAAAATATGAAAGAATATATTACTAGTGATACAACAGGAAAGACATATTGTCCAGATGATACAATTAGGCTTTTAAATTATAGACAATTGCTATTTTATATGAATAAAGGTGTCCCAATTTTAGATTTTTATCCAAGTAAGGATTTTAAAACAGGACAAGATGTTTTAGTTTTTCTTGTAAATAAGAAAGATAGTCAGAAAGCTTATAGAGAATGGATGGGGTATGATGACTAAAGAGTTAAAACTCATAGCCACAATTTGCCCGTCTAATAATCATTATTTAAACTATAGGGTTGTAAGATCTGGTGGAAGAAATATTGTTGCGCCATACCCTTCTGCTGACACAAAGAAATTTAAAAAAGAATTTATACCATATGTGCAACAGGAAGCAAAAAAGCAGGGATGGGTTATGGATGGAGCAGGTCTACAACATTATTATGTCTATTGGAATGTTTATTTTCCTAGAGTAGATATGGATGCTGAAAACTACTCAAAGGTAATTTCCGATTCAATCACAGAATCTAAATGCGTTTGGATTGATGATAATGTTGTGTGCAATAGAGTTAATCATATCTATTATGATTCTAAGAATCCAAGATTTGAATTAACTATTGTCCCGGTTGACTATATTGGAATTTTTGATAATAAAGAACAATTAGATAAATTTGAAAATAAATGTAAATCATGTAATAGATATAAAAGAAATTGCAGTATTTTAAAAAATGCAAAGTCTGGAAGAATACAAGAAGAGATTAATGACTTTGTGTGTGAAAATTATAAAGAAGCGAAAGCTAAGGAGGGAAAATGATATGGAAACAATTAAGATTGAAGATTTAAAAGATAAGAAAGATGTAGAAGAATGTTTTGATGCCGGTCTTGAGATTAAGTATAGTGTTCCAATTGTACTTCAGAAATCAATGGCAGAAACAGTCGCAAATATGCTATTAGAAGAAGATGATGATGGAGTTTTGACATACGATCCGATTGAATATAGGATATTGACTGCTGTCGCAACGGCATCTTTATATACAAATATTGAATTGTCAGATAATGATTATGATAATTATGATATTTTAAATGCGTGTGGGCTGGTAGTATATTTGGTTGATTATGGCGCTGAAAGTAATTGTGCAAGTTTTGATTGCATGCTTGTAGATGTTTTAAATCATAAGATGGAGGTAAATAACATATCTCATATTATGGCCAAGTCTGCGAACCAAATGGTCGGCATTTTTAATAATACTATAGAACATCTGAATTCAATGCTAGATAAGGGAGATCCTAATAAGATTGCAAAGTATATGTCAAAAGGTATTGAAATAATTGCGGCAAAGATGCCTGATTTTTCTAATATTGATTTAACAAAGGGTATTAAAGAACAGATTGATAAAAATAAATTAAGTTAATAAAAGGATTGTTTAGTATGGAAAGTGTAGAATCTGTTGCTGTAAAAGCAATGAATAAAAATATTGATATAAATAAAGTTTGCAGAATAAAAAAATATATACCAATTGAAGAAAAATTTAGGATCTTAAATGATTTTGATAAATTATTTAAAGAACATATTGGCGATTATCCTGGATTTGAATCGTTTATTGCGTATGTTTTTTTTAATTTAACTATGGTTAAAGAATATACAGATATTAATATTGAATTTACATATGAATGTTTTGATAAATTACAAACGAATGACCTAATGAGTAGAATATTAAATGAGGTTGGACAGGATTATAAATTGTTTTTAAATTTTGTAAAAATGCAAAATAATTTCCAATAATAGAAAGGTGGTGCACTATGGCTAGTCAAATTAATTTTAAAGAGTTTGTTGAAAAATTTGCAGTGTCTGCATTAAAAAGTAATTTGAGTAAATATGAAAAAGCAGGCAAACAAGCTGCTAAACAAATAAGAGAAAATATTGTGAACGATTGGTTTGGAGAATTTAATTCTTCTTCTGTAAATGAAGCAACTCAATATGTTGCATATTCAAGATTATTTGATAATTTTACGGGGAAAGTATATATCACATCTTATGTTGATATTGACGCATATAAGGATAAGCCAAGTGCAAGAAGATGGATTCAAAGACATCCTATAGTTGGAAACATTAAAGATCCAAAAGAATATGTATTGATGCTACAAATGAAAGATG